TAAGCCGCCCACACCCCCGCCATTTCGCAGGTAAGCAAATCGTCGGGCTCGACGAGCAACAGCTCTTTCTTGCGGGCGAGTTGCTCCCGGCAGAGCGCGAGGTTCGCCTCCGCCGCCTGCGGAGTTTTCGCAGGCAAGCGGTCGACGAAGATGGGGTGCTTCAGGTACGCCTTGTTGACATGCTCTGTAATTTTGTTGCGCATGGACAGTGTCATTTCGCACCCCCCTCGATCTCCTTTGCGACTGCGGCCGTGGATTGGACGAGATCGGCGATCTGCGCGTCCACCTTGTCCCAGTCCGCGTCCGTCAATTTTGCCGTGGCGTCCGTCCCGGCGGACACGAGGAGAAGTGACTTCCACTCGTCCGTCCGCGCCTCCTTCGTCTTCCGATCCATGCCGGGGAGGGCGAGGAATGCCGTCCACGCCTTGACGGCGCGGGGGTTGGGCTGATGCGACATCTTCTTCGCGGGCGTCGGTTTCGGTGCGGGCTCGGTCGGACGAAGCGCATTGGTTGCCTGCGCGGGCGCGGCCACCGTCCGGGCCGGTTCGCCACCGACCTCGTCCGGGTCGAGGCGGCTGTCGTCGATCGCGAAGAGTCCGCACAGGGCGTACTTGCGGGCGTAGGAGGAGCACGCCCCCGTCAATTGCGCACTATCCATCCCCTTCTTGGCGTCTTCCTCGCGGGCCATGCCCACGGTCGAGACCGTGTCGCCCGTTTCTGCATCAACAAAGGTCGCCGTCGCCCGCAGGTAAAAGCGGGTGCCGCACTCGCGGATTTCGTCCTCCAAGAGAATGGCCGCCTTCACCGCTTCGAGGTGCGGCTTCGCGGCCTCGAGGATGTCCGAGGCGTTGCGGAACGAGTATCCGCCGAACTTGTTCATACGTCCCTTGGGGACGCGGAGTTTCTGCTGGACTTCCAGCAGTTTTGCGTAGACTTTCTTTTCCATTTTGCTGTTCCTTTCAGTTTTTAGGATTTGGTTTTGGGATTATGCATGTTAAGCCATGTGCGGGGGATAGGCAAGCGGGCAAACACCCTCATAGCCCGTTTTCCATTCGCCCGCCTCGCGGGCCGCGCGGAGGTCCTTGACCCCCTCGACAATGCGCGTGTCCGCCCGATCGAGCGAGCCTTTCTCGACCTCGTAGACGGCGACGCGGTAGGGGGCTTTCTTCTCGGCGGCGATCAGATAGGCGTGTCCGATCGCGATCCCGGCCGCGCGGGCCGCGCGGAGGTAGAACGCCAGTTGCAGGATGTAGTCTCGGTTGATGGCCTCGCGGGTGAATCCGTCCAAGTCCGCGCAAGTTTTGAGGTCGGCGAGAATCTCCCGCTCGGGGTCGATCCAATCAAACCGGGCGTGGCAAGGTTCGCCCTCGATCGCGAAGTCCACGACGCGCTCCGCAAGCCCCTGCGAGAGGATGGACGCGGCATCATTGTGCCGCCAGATCGCCTGGCGCGTCTGCGCGATGACCGCGTAGTCGTTGGGCGTCACAACCGGGTGCGGTTGGACGGCGAGCCAGTCCTTGTAGGCCTTTGTCATCCGCCCATACGGCGTCCCCGTCTTGGGGTTGACCGGGCCCTCGGCGATCATGTACGCGGCGTTGAATGCCGCGTCGCCCTGCAGGATCAAACAGTGCGCGGCCGAGCCGATGAACATGGCGTCGGTCTGCTCGTCAGCGATCTCCCCCGTCAGTTTCTGGTGGTAGGTGAGCGGGCAGTGGATAAACTCCATCAGCATGTGGCTCGAGAGTTTTGTCCCGCTCTTTGTTTCCGCGTGATATTCCGCCTCCGGCATCACGCGCAGTAGTGCGTTCGTCATTTTTTGTTCTCCTTTGTCGTTTGGTTCTCAAATGTCGTATACGTCGCCGAGATCGCGCGGCAGGTTCTTGACCCGGATGCGTCGCGCACGCTCGGCGTATCCCTTGCGCGCAACGTAGTCCCGCATCGCCGGGAGAAGAACCTTCTCCATCAGTTCCGGCGTCTTTTCGTCGTGCCCGGACAGGGTGCACAATCCGCGCAGGCGGCTCCATTCCGCGGAGTTCTTGCGCGAGGTGCGGAAGGTGATTTGGTAGGCGTTGGCGTTTCCCGCCTCGTCCATCCGTCCGTTGATTTTCAGTTTTTTCGGCTTTTGCCCTTTGCGTGTCCGTGTCATCTTGTTCTCCTCTGTCTTGGTTGGTTGTTATACAGAATCCCCGCAAAACCTGTAGTACGACGGCTTCTTCCGCCACGCCGTGAACATGTTCCAACGCGGTCTCGAGCACCAGTCCGGGCACGGCACGGGCTCGTTCGGGTGCTTCGCCTTGTAGATGGAGTAGTAGATCAAGAGATTCGTGTTGGTGACGGCCGGCGCCCAGGCACTTCTTTTTATTTCCCGGGCAATGGCGCGGTCTCTGCGCTCCTCGGCCAAGCGTTTCTCCCAGAAGCGGCGGGTGGCCTCGCGCTGCTTGGCCCGGCGGATCTCGAGCTCCTCGGGCGTCATGTTGGCGACGCGGCGGCGGTAGGACTCGCGCTGCTGTGTGCGGATGCGCTCGAGCTCCTCGGGCGTCATGTCGGCGCGTCTCTTAGCCATTTGTCGCCGCCTTTCCTTCCTGGGCCGCCCAGTCATATTCACCGGACATTTGGTCCGGCGAGAGGTACAGCGCGAGCCAGCACAGCGCGGCCAGCGCGAGGAGCGCAAGCGTCTTGATCGCCACACCCAGAATTTCCTTTATGTTTTCCATTTGCTGTTCCTTTGTTGTTGTCAAATTTTTGGCTTGTAGTTCGGCATTGCTTCGTAGGCGGCTTCGATGTCGGCCGTCTTGAACCGAATCGCCGAATTGGCGCAGGTTGCGTCAAACTTCTTCGCGATCACCTTGCCCTCGGCGACCCACTGCTCCAGCCGTCCCTTGGGGATGGCGAAGTAGCGCGTCGCCTGTTCGCGCGTGCACCACGGGCCGGGCCTCTCGGCGGCGCGTCGCACCGCGTCCAGCCCCGCTTTCCGCGCCTCGAGTTCCTCGGCGAGCGCCCGGTACAGAAGTTCGACCGTCCCCGGTTTCATTTCGTCGCGTCCTTCCGCAGCTTCTTTTCGATTTGCCGTATCGCGATCTGCGCAAGTTCCCGACCCGCGCTTCTCCCGTTGCCTTTCGCCTGCTCCTTGATCGCGGACGCTATGTCCTTCGGTAGTGGCGTGTAGATGTAGGTTTCGTTCTTCATTGCCATTCTCCTTCCTGGGCGAGGTGATGTGCGCACACTCATTGGCAGCGAAAAACCGAGTACGCGCCCTCCTTCCGCAGGAGGTGTGCGCACACTTCGCGGCCCAAAGATTTGGACCGGATGTCGCTCACGAATTTTTCGGGCGATGTGCCCGCCGCCTTGGCGGCCTTGGACAGATCCGACGTTTTGAGTTTGATTACCTTCAGCATTTTCTTTCTCCTTGGATTATCCGTTGACTTCGCTTTGCCTCACGATCGCCGTGGCTACGCGCAGCTGGTCTTCGTACTCTTTCGTGACTTTGCCTTCGGCGTTGAGGATTCCGGCCTCGCGGGCCGTCGCTTCGATGCCGTGCCAGATGAGATCCGTCATCGTCATGCCCAGCCGTTCCGCCGTGAGAAGCGCGATGGCCTTGCGGAAGGGCTCGACGTATATGCCCATGCGCACGTTGCCTTTCTTGTGCTTTCCTGTTCTCGTTGCCATATTGTTCTCCATTTCTCGCGTGTTCGCCCATCGCGGGCTTTCTGGGGTATAGTATATCATATAGTGTGCGCACACGCAAGCGGTTTTTTCAAAAATTTTGAAATATTCCGAAATGTTTTGAAAAGTTCACAAACCCCCTTGTTTTCGCCCGGTGTTTTGGTATAATGGAGACATGAACATGTCAAAAAATCCTTTCCCTTCCTGCGCACCCCTCGCGCTTGTCGCCTACTGGGTGCTGGGCGTTGTCGTGTACTACGCCCCCATCGCCGTTTTCCACTTCCCGTTCTGGGGAGATCTGCTGGTCCTCGCGGCCCTGTTCATTCCACTCCTGGGCGTCTTCCTCCGGCCCGTCCTGTATATCGTCGCCATGTTCTTCCTCGGGGAGGCGACGGGTCGCGAGGTCGTCGCATTCTGGATCGCCTTTGCGGTCTATCTATCCCTGGAGTTCATCCCGGCGGTGATCCGTTCCCGCCCGCCATCCGCCAGGTAGGAGTGTTGGAGTGTGTGTTGGAATTTTTGCCATTTCCATGGCTTCCATGCGTGCGGAAACCCCCGAAAACATTGGCATATCACGGGTTTCGGCATGCCAGCCCCCGGTTCGATCCCAGTCAGTCGCACCAGAGAAATCCCCGAAAAGCCCCGTAAAACCGGGGTTTTTGCGAGATGGGGGTGTTGGAGTGGTGTTGGAGTGGTTGAAAGGAGAAAATCATGGCGTTGTTTCTGAGAGGTAATGTCTGGTGGATGGAGTATCGCACGAGCCGCGTGCGGAAAGTGGTCAGCACGGGCTTCCGGAAGGAGCAGAAAGCGCAGGCCCTCGCCGCGTGGAATGCCTTCCGCCTGGCGTTTTCCGCCCGCCCCAAACGTTCCGCCGTCGAGGGTATTCTCGCCGCCATCTATGGCGCGGGTGCGCCGGACGCGGGTCTGCCCCTCGGGTCGGTGTGGCAGATCTACGACGATTGGTGTCAAGGGAAGGGGAGGAAGGTCGCCCGCACGACCTACACGAACCGCAAAAACCTTCTCGCCCGCTTCGTCTCCTGGGCGAAAAAGCGCGGGGCCTACGACATGGGGGATGTTTCGGTCGCCCTCGCGCGCGAATTCGTCGCCTCCCTCGGGCGCGCGAACAAGACCCAACGCACCTACTGCGGGTATCTCTCCCAGATGTGGGAGGCCGTCGGACAGCTGCGCCCCGGCGTACACAATCCGTGGAAGGCTGTATCCCCCGACAACGACGGCTCGTCCGTCCGGCGCGAGGCGTTCTCCCCTGACGAGGAGCGGCGCGTTCTCGCCTCCTGCCGGGATAAGGGCCACGACTGGCTACTTGCCTCGATTCTCTCCCGCTGGACGGGCCTTCGTTATGGGGATGTCGCCCGACTGGACTGGGGGCAGATCGACCTTGCGCGGCGCACGATCGCCATCACGCCGTCCAAAACCGCCAAGCACGGGGTGCACCTTCTCCTGCCGATCGCGGACGAACTCCTCGCCGCGCTGCAGTCCCGCCCCGTCCAGGAGGGGTTTGTTCTCCCGGAGCACGCAATGTGCTACCCCAAGCCGATGCCCGTTCCGTTCTCCGCCGTTCTCGCTTCCGCCGGATTGGACGCGGAACGGTACCCCTTCCACTCCTGGCGGCACACCTTCCGCACCCGTCTTGCCGAGGCTGGCGTCTCCGACGATATTGCCAGGCGCCTGGGTGGGTGGACGAACCTCGCTATGGCGGAACACTACGACCACTCCGTCCGCCTTGCCGAAATGCTGCACGCCGTCAATTCTGCACGCTGACCGTTGACGGGAAGCCGCGATTGTGCTATATTGTGACGCGTTGACATATTACCGTTTGTTCGGCCGCGTCCGTGGTTAATCGGCGTGTCCTTTCCCTTAGTAGTTTTTCTCCCCCTTTCACGCGGAGGGGGAGTTTTTTTGCCTGTAGGCCGCGACCGCGCGCCATATGCCCGCCGTCGCCACCATTCGCCTGTCCCTTTCGGGGATCTGCAACAGCGCGTCCGCCGCGGCAATGTCAACACGCACGGTTTTTGACCGTCCACGATTCTCCCAGCGTGCGTTCGCCGCATCGATCCGTATCTGCCTGCATTTTTCGGGGTCCTTCATCCTGTACATGGTTCTGTTCTCCTTTCGTTTCGTTCGCGCCCCCGTTTTTCCTCCTGCCGGGATAGGGTCAATTGCGCTTTTTGCGCCGAAAATCGCATTTTTGGCATGTTGCAAAAAGCGCCTTGACGGGGCACGCAAAAATTTGGTATACTGTTCTTCGTCCGGTCGAAAGGCCGCGTGAATTAAAACATAATTGACGTTGTCACAGCCAACGCCGAAAGGCGCGATTGTGATAAGATGTATGTCGCCCCCCCCTGTTGGATTCGTTGCTGTTCCTTCCGGGGGGGCGCGGTTTTATTCGCCGTACATTATTCGATTGGCTTCCGCATCCAACTCCTTTTGCCGCGCAAGCATTTTTTTGCGGAGGGCTTCTGCTCCGCGGCGCGTCTTGCGCCACGGACTGGCACTCATCACGGGCCATCCTGCGTGAAGGGCCCCGGCCACGCGGTATCCGCCCTCAGACTCGAAAATATCATATTGCTTCATTTCTCGTTCTCCTTTTTTTTGGTTTCGGGGGGGGGCGGCGCGAACCGCCCCCGCGGTTGATGTTATTCGTCGAACGTGCAGTCAAAGTCCGCGTCCCCCGCCGACCGGACAATCCAGCGGTTGATTTTTGCGGTCTTGCCATCTTTGCGGGCGTCGGCCGCATTCGCCTCGGCCTGCTCCAGCGTCAGATCCCAGTCGCTCTCCTCGGCGTATTCGCCGTCGTCGATCAGGACCGAGTAGGTGTACTCGCCGGGCTTGCACTTGTCCTCGTCCGCGTCGTGCGGGATTCCCAGCGCGGCGATCGCCTCGTCGTCCGCGTCATCGTCGTCCGCGGGCTGATCGTAATAATCGTAGTCGGGCGTCCATTCCGTCCTGTCGTGCAGGTATTCGGCCAGGTCGTCCTCCAGGCTGCCGTCAACCGCATACCCGTCGCGCAATGCGTCCGCAAGCGCGGGCGGCATCAACGCCAGGATATCGTCCGCGTCGCTTCCGCCTACGCCGTCGCCAAGGCCGTGGTTGCAGTACGACAGGCAGTCCGTGTAGATCGGATCGCCGTGCAACATTAGGCTAATGTAGGCGGGCGTGTTGACATCGCGCGCGTCAATCGTCTTCGTCCCCGAGGCGTTGTAGTACCAGTACGCAGATCCGGCGTCCGTCTCGACCGTCGTGTTGGCATCCAGCCATTTTTTTAGTTCCTTGTTCATTTTGCTGTTCCTTTCCTAGGGTTTCGGGCGTCGCCACCGTGGCTTCGCCTTTCCCCCGTTGTTTATGCCTATAGTATATCATATTTTTAGCACTGCGTCAATAGGGTTTTTAAAGTTTTTTTAATTTTTTTTGGGCAAATAAGGGGTAAATAAGGGCAAATAAAAGCCGCCGAGCCAGCCGCCCCACTATATAGGGGGGTAGCCAGCCCGGTCGGGCGCGCAAAAATTGGCGATTACTGTTTTTTTGGGCCTAGCAATTGCGCCAGTTTGGTCGCAACCGCGTCGCCGTCCGCCGCACCTATCCGCAATTCCGCTTTGTCCGGTTCGTAGAGGCCGAACATTTTGCAGTAGGTGTCTATCAGTCCCTTCGCGGCCGTCAGCCCGCCCACATCCTGTGCCATGTGGCGTATCTCGTCCGCCATCATTTCGCCCAGGGCACGCTTGGATAAGAGGGCGTCCGAGGACTGCAGGAGGTCGTGCTGGACCGCCGCGATCCGTTCGCGGACTTCCGGGCGGGCGTCGACCTGCTGTGCGGAATTGTACAGGGATCCCGGCGTCGCGTGCTTCGCGCCCGGGTTTGCTGTCTTGTACGCGTCGCGCATGCTAAATCCTAGCGCCCGCTGTTGCGCGTAGATCTCATGCTTCGGGTTTGTTAGCGACCCATCCGGATTGTGCAGTTGTCGTTTGGTTGCCATGTCAATCCCCCATGTAGTTGTCGTATGCCCGCGCGGCGTGCCGTACAGGCGCGGCGATGTCGCGTCCCAAACGCAGCACGTCCGCTATCAGTTTTTCGGCCGTAACTTCGTCCGCGATGTCGTCCGCCGTGCACAGGTTGACGATGTAGCGGGACGCGTCCGCCAATGCCCTGCCCGCGTGCTGTCCGATGCGGATGGTGCTGTCCACGGCGGGCATGCCACTGGACGCGCCGTAGGTGTCCAGCCCCAGCAGGGGTTTCGCGCCGGCCGAGGCAACCGCCGAGACGAAGAACAGCGGGGCGGTGTTGTTGTCAATCGCGTTCCAGAGGAACTCGCGCACCTGCTCGGGGACTTCCACGTCTTCGGTTTCCGGCGGGGGGTCGCCCAGAATCGCGTCCCATGCCGCGCGAACGAGCGTCAGATACGCCGGGACGATAATGGTGTTAATCGCCACGGCCCGCAACAGGCGTCCTTTGGCGGCGGGGTCGCCCCCGGCACGCACATCGCGCACGGCCTGTATCAGGTAGTTGTTGGACAGCAACTGGGCCGTCCGGAATTGGAACAGGATTTTGGACACCGCGCCATTGCCACGCTGTAGGCGGTTAAGGTATTCCGACCGCCCTGTCTGCTGACTGGCCTCGACGGCCGCCCATGTCAGGGCGATGGCCTTGCGTTTGGCGTCCGCGTCCGTATCCCCGCGCCGGATGAACATGTCGCGGGCGTCGCGATAGAAGCCCTGCGCAATCCACAAGGACGCGCCCTTGTCGGCGACCTTGGACAGCGCCATGCCTTTGTCGTAGGCCGTTTCGACCGTGGACATGATGCGCGATTTGGACGGGTGCAGGATGGCGTTTTGCACGTCCTCGGTCCAGCCCATCAAATAGCGGGCGCGGTAGCCGTCGGACTGGACGAGGTCGCGCACGGCGTCCGCGTCCACGTGCAGCATGTACCGGGCTAGGCGGCGGAATCCGACCGCCTCGTGGCCCAGCATGATGTTGGCCCACACCGGGATGGATGCGGGCTGGGACATTGCGGACGACAAGTTGCCGCTGATCGCGAAGCGGGCAATCCATGCGCGTGCGTAGTTGATTGCCGACAGGATGCGCGTATCCTCCGGGCGGGCGGCGTCCTGCGCGAGGACGTCGCGCATGTGCCCTGTGACGGCCATCATGTCGTCCGACCCGACATTGCGACGGGCGGCGTCCTGAACCTCGCGCGACGCCCATGTATCGCGCAGGCGGATGCCCAGTTTGGCGTAGGCGACCGTCTGTGCGTGCATTTCCGCCTGCTCGTCCAGTAGGCGGAAGAAGTTGGCGTGTTCGTCAAAGTCCCAGCCGTGCGGGACGCGGAGGGACAGGGCGCGCGGAATGGGGGACCACGCGACGACGTCCGCAGACAATCCCTCCACGGGGCGGGCGACGCGGACAGGCACGTACAGCGGGTCGGGAGATACGACCGGAACGCCGGTCACGGCTTCCACTGCGTCCGACAGGGCGGCGCGATTGTCGCGGTACCAGCCCAGCGCGAACGCGTAGAAGCGCATGTCGGCGTCCGTCAGCGCGGCGCGAATCATGGGCAGTTGCGCGAGGCGTCCGTGCTTTTCCGCGTTTGCCTTGTAGTCCGCCTGGACGATTGACGCATAGAGTTGCAACAGGTTGCCGTAGGTCGGGGTCATGGCGGCGTCCTGTCCGAAGACGGCACGGGCAACTTCCTCCGGCACGGGCTCGGCGGTCAGGTGCCGGACGCCGTCCGCGGCGTTTCCGTAGCAGGCTTTCAGCGCGGCGTTGATGGCGATTTCGTGCCCCATCTTGGTCGCGCGGTACTTGCCGGTCGCCTCGGACAGGGCGGCCTCGGTGTCCGTAATGACGTCCTGCGCGGCGTCCCGTTTCTTGCCGTCCTTGCAGTAGCGTATCAGATTGCGCATTTCGAGACCGATGTTGCCCACAAACGATTCGATGTACTTCTCCGCGCGGCCCTTCGGCTTCGTCCTCCTGGGGGCGGGTGTATCGGACATAGCCTCGACGAGCGCGGCCTTGACCTTGTCGTTCTCCGCCTTCTCGGCTTCGCGGCGGGCCTCGAACGCCTGCCGCTTTCCTTGCAGATCGGCGAGGATACGCTCGGTCGCGTCGCGGATTTCGCCCGGCAGGCGGCGGGCGAGCCCACCGTACGCGGCGATGATGGCGCGTTCGGCGGCGGCTTCGCGCACCTTCTCTTCGGTCGCTTTCGCGCCCGCGTCGCCTGTCGCCGTGGGGTTGATGTCGGTTATCTCGCGCAGCTCGGCGTCGCGGGCCTGCAGTTCCTCGTCCGACATGGCCAGGACGCGCAGGAGGGTGCGGCCGTACATTTCGGTGCGGCCGTCAATCTTGCGCTTGCCTTCCTCGGTGGTCGCGCTGAACCGTCCCTTCGCACCAACCAACTGCCGGATGCCCGGGTGGACGATGTACTTGCCGTCCGGTCCTTTCTCGCGCCACCCGTCCGTCAGGCGGTGCATCAATTCCTTGCGGGACTGGCGCAGGCCGTCCGTGTGGATGGCGTCGTAGACATAGGCGATTTTGCGGCGCACGGCTTTGTAGGTGCGGCAGGTCGCGTCCGATTCCAGTTCGTTGATGATGTGGTCGGCGAAGTTCCGCGCGTGGCTACCCGTGGGACTTCCGAGGATGTCCGCGGCGAGGCGGCGCAGAATGTGCGTCGCGGTCTGCTTCAGTTCGCGGATGGCGACGGGGGATTTCCACAGGTCGCGGTTGTTGGTCAGTTCGGGGTGCTTCTGGACGATCTTCTGCGCCGTCCATTCGATCAGAAACGCGGCAAACAGGTTCTGGTCCTCGAAGACGGGCGCGATGCGGCGAATGCGGGCGAGGGGAATGCCGCCGATGGCGTCCTCATCCTCTCCGCTCCCGGCGTCCTCGGACTGGGCTTCCTCGCCTGCCTCCGCCTTCGCCTTCGCGCGGGCGGCGATGTCTATCGCCTCCTTGCGCTTGCGGGCGTCTTCGGCGTAGCGGGCGCGTCCCATCAGTTCGTCGAATGCGGCGACCTGCTCGGGCGTCGGGTCGGTGACTTCGCCGTCGTCAACCTCGGCGAGGAGTTCCTCGTCCGTCTTGCCGTCCGTCTTCTCCTCCTCCGCGCGGTTGGCGCGTTCGGCTTCCAGTCGCGCTTTCTCCTCGGGTGTGCGCTCGAATTCGGCGACCGAGAGGAACGCGTCCGTCAGCGAGATGGGGAGTTCGGCCATCATTTCGGCGGCGGTGAAGCCGTTGGCCGCTTCGAGGTCGCGCGTGCGTTTGGAGGAGATTGCGCGCTCGAGGCGGCGGCCGATCTCGGGGTCTGCGGCCTGCGCCGCGCCCGTGATGGCGCGATCCATGGCTTCCTGCATGCGACCCGTCATGGAGGCTTGCGAGAGGTAGCGGTAGAGTTCGGAATCCGCGCGTTCCCCGGCGTCCTTGACGCGTTCGCGCACGGTGTCGGCGGCGGATTGCGCCCGGCGGAGGACTTCGGCGGGGTTTTCCTGGACAAATCCGAGATTGCCGAGGATGTCCTTCGCCTGCTGCGGGGTTATCGTCTTGCCGCCGAGGAGGCGGCGGGCGAGGTAGCCGGTCGCTATGTCGAGCGCGGGCACGGCGTCCTCGCGGCGTCCGCGGCGGACGCTGTGGCGTTCGGGCTGCGTTCTGCCTTCGGCGATGAATTCGCCCAGCGTCTTCTTGCCGTGCTCCCTTGCCACTTCGTCGAGCATTGCGTTCCCTCGGGCGACGCGCTCGTTCCGCCACTCCTCATATTTAGCGTCCTTGGACCGTTCCCATTCGGCTTTCGTCTTTTGATAGTCTGCTTCCGCATCCGCGTGCCTCTTGTCTGGGGACAATCGTTCCGCCTTCAGGCGTTGCTCTTCGGCAGACAGGCGCGACCACTCCTCGCTGTCCTTGTACGCGGGGTACCCCAGTTTCTTTTGAAGTGCACTGCGCTTCTTCGCCACTTCCCTCTCAGCATCGAGAAGCGTCTGGAAGCGATTCTTCTTCTCCTGCAGTTCCTTGGGCGAGTAGTCCTTTTCAAGTACTGCGGCTTTTGCGGGGGCATTGTATCGCAGCCATCCTTCTTTGTCGTTCGTCCGCCACCCGTTGCGAAGGAAGAAGGCTTTCCGAATATCCCGCAGAGCCCCGTCGTTGCCAACGAACTGCAGGGCGAACTTGACCACAGGGCGTTCCGCCCAGTCTGGCGGGTACATATTGGCGAGCATGACGTCATTGCCGAAGCGCTCCGAGCCGGAATGGTGTTTCTCGATCAGCGCGTCGAGAGCATAGTCGGTCGCCTGCTTATCTTCCGGGGAGAGATGCGCGTCCTCGCTGTATCCGGCCGCCTGCGCGTATCCGTATTGGACGGAATGCCACGGGTCGCGGCGGACGGAGTGGCGGATGTCGGGGTCGGCGGGGTCGAACCGTTCGGAGAGCGGGATGATGCGCCCGGCGTCGTCGTAGGTCACAGGCTCCGCGGACTTGATTTGCGCGGGGTCGAGCGCGACATAGGACATGCCGCCGAGTTCCGTATCCTCCACGATGTAGCCGTCCGCGTTCTCGTCACGGGCTCCGTCCCAGAGTTCGTCAAAGGTGGCGCGTGCCGGATTTTCCAGGTCGAGAAACACCGCTTTCGTCTTCGCGGGGTTCGTCGCGACCTTCCCGGACAGGTCGTTGTCGTTGAACCAGAAGCCGATTTTAGCCATGTCCACGTTGCCGCTGTTGGCTTCGGTCGCCTTGCCGAGTTTCGTGCGGTCGAATCGCGTAAAGTCCTCGTCCGTGGCGTGGTAGACGATGCGGGGCAGTCCGTCCTCCCCGACGACCTGCGTATTCGGCATGGCGCGTTTCGCGGCCTCGCGCACCATGCGCTGGGCCGTCTCCGTGTCGCCGCGGCGCACGGCGTCCATGTAGGCGGCGTCTTCCTCTGGCGTCACGCGCTGGACGGAGTAGCGTTGCTCGCCGTCTACCCAGTGGTGATCGATGCGCATGTTGTCGTCGCGGAACGAGATGTAGTTCCAGCCGCGTGGGGCGGCGGGGTATTTCATGCCGTCGATGCCCGCGCGGGCGAGAAACTCCGAGGTCGCTTTCGCGTCGCCCGCAAAGACTTGATCGCGCAGGTCGTCATAGACGTTGTCACCTTCATATCCGTTCCCGAAGCGCAGCGCGTCGCGCACCTCCTGTCCTATGCCTTCGGCGTCCGACTGCTTCTCGATGCGCGCGAGGATTTCCGCGGATATAACCTCGTCCCACTCGAGGAGGCGGCTTTCGTCGCCTTCGGGACGGTCGGTGAACCACGTCTGCTCGTAGACATGCGCGTTTGCACCGGCTTCGCCCGGCATGGATTTTCTGTTCTGTTCACGCGTGGCGTGGTTCTCCGCGACGGCGCGATTTTTGCTCGCGTACAATCCCCAGCCGAATGCCTGCCTTCCCACTCCCGTACCGACGGCGCGGAGGGAGGGCTGGTCGTAGTCCGCCGCGCTACCCGTGTAGAGGCGGGAGACGGAGTGTCGGGCGATGTCGTCGGCGATTACGGCTCTTGCGAGGGCGCGTTCTCCGGCGGTGGGTTCTCCGCCCGCGCGTCCTCCGCTTCCGCCAGGCGCACGAGTGGGCCGACTTTGTCCCGCATCGCCTGCGTCCACAGGCTGGACGGCCCCTGTATGAGATCCAGTTCCCCGTCCGTCAGCGGTTCGCGCAGGCTCAGCAGAATCGCCACCCGCGCCGCTTTCTGTTCTTTCGTCAGTTTTGTGTCCATGCTGCACTCCCAGTGTCTCTTGGCGCCCGTCGACCGCGCCGGCGACGTCAAAGTGGTCGAAGTTGTTGATGATGCCCAGGAGGAGGTCGTTCTCCTCGGCGAACACGGGCTTGATGTCGTCGAACAGCGACAACTGTTCCGCCGCGCCTTCGTCCGCCGAGTATCCTCCCGTCAACCACCACGCCTCATCAGTATACACTATCGCGTCGCCCGCGTCAACCAGGCGGCGGAGGGTGGCGGCGGTTGTCTTGTAGTCCCAGCCGCGTCCGGCGGCGTCGAGGGGGACGGACGAGCCGTCGTAGCCCATCGTGCGGTAGTAGGGCGGGTCGAAGACGGCGACGACCTCGTCCCCGTGCGGGGCGTCGGGCCAATTGGCGGCGTCGCCCGCGCGGTAGTCTATCGTTCCCCCGCGTGCCTTGAAGGCGTCGGCGGCTTCCTTCGCCCGCTTGCCGTCCGCCCGGACGGCGTCCAGCGCTTTGCGGACGCCGATGTCGTAGTAGGCGCGGGTGCGGCTTGCCGGGTCGGACTTGCCTTGGTCGGAGGAGGAGAGCATGGTGTGGGCGCAATCGAGGAACGCCATGAAGGCCGCGCGGTCGTTCGCGTCCTTGACTTCCTCCCAGAATAGCGACTCGGCGTGCGAGGCGAGGACGTTGGGCGAATTCGTCAGCGGGGTCTTTCTGCTTCCACGCATATCCTCGACCAGGCGTTCCATGTTGCCTTCGCGGAAGAGGAGGCTCTCGGCAATGTCCGCCACCTTGCCGTCGACCTCGTGGAGGAGGCGGATTTTGGCGAGACGGTCGGGGTCGTATTCATTCACGACGAGCCGGTCGGCGTTATCGAAGTTGGTGAGCGCGTTGTAGAGTCCCCAGCACCCGCCGCCGCCGAAATAGTCCACGACGGTCTTGTAGTGGTCGCGCTCCTGTCGCGTCATGTTGACGCGGAGGGCCTGCGAGACGCGGTCGGCCATCTCGGTCTTGTTGCCTTGGAAATGCGGGAAGATGTCGCCCCAATATCGGCCTTTGGCGTCCGTCGCCTTGGGCGGATTGAAGATTCCGAGTCCGCGTCCACTCTTGTCCTGGGCGGAGGGCGTGGGGCGTTCGGCCGTCTCGTACGCGCCGCGGAGGAGGTTGTAGGCGCCCGTCTTGAGGGGCTTGCCGGTCTTTGGGTTGACGATGGCGGGCGCACCGGGCTGAGGCAAGGTCGCCGTGCCGCGCACGAAGGGGACGGGCACGAACGGCGTCTCTTTCGCCTTGGGCGCGAGAATGGCCTTCGCGGCTTCCACAGCCGCATTTTCCGTCTTTTTCTCGAGGATGGGGGCGGGCTTGGGGGCTTCCTGCACGGCGGGCGGCGTCTGCACGGGGGTTTTTGCCTGCTCCGATTCGGGGTCGGGGGTGACGTAGGGTGCGACGGGGGAGCCGTCCGGGTTCTTCGGGGTCGTGTCGCGCTCGGCGCGAGAGAGGAGTTGGAGCGGGGTTGCGGGCGCGAAGCCCGGGAGCGCGGTCTGCGCGTCCACGGCCTGCTTGGCGGCGAGTTCGGCGTAGCGGTCTATGGCCGCGCCGAAGCGTCCGTTCTCGAGGAGGCGGGCGAGAGCCTGCTGTACGGGGGTCGCGGACGCGGAGAAGAGGTCGGTCTGCGCGAGGTGGTCGGAGAGGGTGAGCCGCGGGTTGCGGCGGGCTTCCACGCGCCAGGCGATATACTGCAGGGCGGCTTCGCGCACGTCCGGGACGATGTCGTAGGAGGCGCGTCCGTCCTTGAGGGCGAGGAGGCGTCCGGCGGACTTCATGAGGGCGTTGAGGAGCGTGCCCGTGGAGAGTTCGTCTCCCTTTTCGAGGAGGTTGCGCACCATGGAGCGGACGCGTTCGTCGTCGCCGAAGAGGGCGGTCATGAGGGCGCGTCGGACGCGCAGGGCGGCTTCCGGGGTGGGGGTGCCGTCGGCGTTCGTAAGCCCCGTCGCGCCCACGGCGTCGAGGAACGCGCCCATGAATTCGCGGTTGGAGGCGGCGAGGAGATTGCCGTTCGCGTCCGGCGCGTAGAGGCGCATCAGGGCGGGGGTGATGGCGCGGGCGTCCGATTCGGCGTATTCCGCGCCGGAGCGCTCGAGTCCGCCCCAACGGTTTGAGCGTTCGGCGAAGCGGGCGAGATCGGCGTGGTTCTTGAGCCCACCCGTGATGCGGGAAACGAGGACAGGGTTCTTCATCCCGGCGGGAGACGAGGGAATGCCCTGCTTGCGGCATTCTTCGTTTATGGCGTCCAGGTATTCGCTGTAGCGGCCTTCGCGGGCGAGTGTCTCAAGCATGCGCTTGCGGCCGTGCCCGGAGACGATGCGGAGACCGCCGCCGACGATGGGCGCGCCGTCGTCGGACTTCGTGCCGGGGAAGAGCGCGAGGGGCTGGAACGTGCCTTTGCGGGTTTTCTCCAGCACCTGCATGTCGGTGGCGACGCGGGAGCGGTCGCGCATCTGCACGGTGCGGTCGTCGGTGGATTCGACGAGGTCGGCGAGGGGGGCCCACAGGGTTTCCGTCTCCACCTTCATGGAGTAGTCGGGGGTGAAGATGGTGCGCTTGAGGTCGACGCGGCGCGGGGTGGACGCTTCGGCTTCGCGCGGGGAGGAGGAGACTTTGTCCAGCCCCTCCTGCAGGCGGTCGGCGTCCACGGACGCGTCGGTTTCTCGGGCGGGCTTCTCCTCGGACATCTCCTCGGGCTTCGCTTCCTTCTGCGGGGGCGGCGTTTCCTCGGACGTCTTCTTCTCCTCCGCCTTCGCTTCCTGCGGCTTTTCTTCCGTCTTTGCCGGCTCCTTCTTCTCGGGGGCGGACGCGTCATCGTCGAATTTGATGCCCGCATACTGGGAGAGTCCCGCGAAGTCGCCGCGCTGGATGGCTTCAAACGCCGTCTCGCGCGCCTGTTCGCGCCGGTTGCGGTCGTGTTGCGTCACGGGGGCGGACATGCCGTTCAGGCGGAAGACGGATTTGATGGCGTCCCAGATGCGCTCGAAGAAGCCCATGGCCGCGCGGCGTTCCTCTTCCGTCAGGCGGCGGAAGTCGTACTTGCCGCGGAGGAAGTCCACGAACCCGTCGCCCACGGCTTCCTCGTCCCAGAGTTCGTCCACGCCCTTGCGGGGCGCGCCGAAGAGGGCGGACATGGTCTTGGCGTCTTCCCCGGAGACAAGCCCGAGGTCGCGGGCAAAGCGGGAGATGGCGTGGGAATACTCGTGCGCGAGGGTGGAGTTGCCGCCGACGCGCGTGAAGGGGGAGGGGGCGTTGAGCGCACGCTTGAGCGTGACGAGCGCATCCGCATTGTATACGACCTTGCCTTCGCCGTCCAGGATGCGGAAGTCGCCGCCTTCCTTGAGGCTGTTCATCTCGAGGTAGGCGGCTTTGTCCTCCTCGGACATGGCGAGGTACTGATTTTCGGTGACGGCGACATTCGCCTTTTGCGCGATGGGGAGGGCGGCGAACTGCTCATCCGTGAGCGTGCCGCCGTCCACGACGCCGTCCTCGCCGATTGCGCCGCGCATGGCTTCGGAGACGGAGGCGGCAAAGCCCCGCGATTCGATGTCGGGGGCGGCAGAGGAGGTTTCGACCACGAAGCTCTTCGTTTCGCCCTTGTCGCCCATGGGGATGGTGACGCGGACGACGTCCTTCGTGGGGACGGCGTCGTGGGCGGTCTGCTCCTCCTCGGCGAGGCGGTTTTTCAGGCGGGCGAGACGCTTGGCGCGTTCGGCGTACTGGCGTTCGGCTTTCCGCTTCTTGGCGTTCTGGGGCATTTCGTCGAGACGGGCTTTCATGCCGGCGAGTTGGGCTTCGAGGGCGTCGACCTCGTCCGCGTTCACATGTCGCACCGTCTCGGGGGCGGGGGCGGCCGTATCGGCGACCTGCATCCTCTCCACGCGGGCGTTCGGGTTCACGAGCCTGAAGAGGCCCTCCACGTCAAATGTCGTGTCGTTGCCGATCGGGAGCGCACCGAGTTCGCGGGCGGCGAAGTTTGCGGCCGCGTCCGAATTCGCCCACTTGGCCATGCCGATGGCGTTCTGGCGGAGGTCGAGCCACTCGGCGATGGCCTGCGATTCCTTCGGGGCGAGCGCGTATTTCGCCGCGATTTCGTCCATGGCGGCGATTGCGCCCGAGCCGTCCTTGACGTGGGCGTCCATGATGGACTGGCAGTCCGCGGCGAAGGCGGCGGTCTGCTTGTTCAGTTGGGCGTCCGGCGCGCCTTTCTCGGGGTCGAAGAGGGTGTTCTTGTAGGTGTTGAGCGCGTGGATTTTCGCCTGCGCCACCTCGACGAGGTCGTCGATGCCGACGGCGGCGTGCCGGGCGCCGGAGAATTTCGCGCCCGTGGAGGCGAGGGAGACGAGCCCCATGGCGCCGAGGGAGTCGACGAAGTCGGAGGCGGCCTGCCCGACGGCGGCGTCCATCGCCTTGGAGAGGTCGGCGGAGCGGAGGTATTCGCGCGTCCATCCCTCGAGCCCGCCCTGCATGCCTTCCTCGAGCGATTCCTTCACGGTCTTCTTGAGGACGTCCTTGCCGCCTTCCTTGAGGAGCGTGCCGATGCCCTGCAGTTTGCCCGCGCCCCACGCCTTCTGGAGGACGTTGCCGAGAAGGCGCTTCTTGGCGAGGTTGGAGAGTTCCTTGCCGAAAAGCCCGCCCCACTGGACTTTCTCTATGGCGGCCCACGCCGTCGCGGAGAACGCCTGGAAGAACAGGGCTTTGTCGGGGTCTTCACCCCGGAGAATGAGGTCGTTGCGGACGTCCTGGAATTGCGCGGCGACATTCCACGCGAAGCCCGCCGGGGTGGCGGACATGACCATGTAGGGGAGGGTGGAAATCGCGCCCGAGACGGAGCGGGAGAACCAGCCATAGTCGCCCGCCGCCTTGGGGGAAAGGGCGTCTTCGAGATACAGGCGTTCGCGGCGTTCGCGCAGGTACTGTTCGCGCGGCTTGGCTTCGTCGGCGAGACGGCGGGCGCATTGGGCGTCCACGCGCTCCTTGGCGATTTCGGCGAGATCGGCGTTTGCGTAGTGCCGCGCTTCGGCTTCGCGGGCGAGTTCGCCGGAATCGAGGAGCCGCTTGTACTCGGCTCTTTCCTCGTCGTTCCAGTAGAATTTCGCCGAATCTGAGGAGGAGCGCACCGTCTCGTAGTTCGCCCGAGTGTAGGCGCGGGAGAGGGAGGCTTCCTCGAAGGTGTCTTTCGCGCCCTGCCAGAAGGATTTCACCACCGATGTGAAGGGGAGGACGACGTTGTCGCGCAACCACCGGCTTTCCACATGACGGCCGTTGTCGATGAGATAGTTGAGGACGGCGGCGCGCGAGACGTCGCCGCGGATGATGCCGGCGTAGGTGTCCTCGTATTCCTTCGGGAGACCGTCGCCCGAGCGGAGCGAGGCCCGGACGAGTTCCTTCTCCTCGTCCGTGAAATGGTACGCCGCGTCCATGGCGCGGAATGCGCCCAGCCAGTTCTCGCTTTTCATCTTCGCGTTGTGGGCGTCCAGTTCCTCGTCTATCTCCTCGTCCGTCTTCTGCCGGGAGACGAGGGGGCGGTTGTCGACGATCGCGCCCGCCGCGCCTACCGTGTAGGCGGGGGCTTCTCCCTCGCGTTCCGTCACGGTGGGGTCTATCCCCGCCAGTCGCATCATTTCGGCGCGGTCGCCCGCGGCGCAGGCCTTCTCCCACGCCTTGTATTCGGGCGAGGCGATGGCGGCGTAGCCGCGCTGGGAGAGCCCGAAGAGGGCGTTCCCGTACTGCTGCGCGTTGTCGAAGCCCTTGCGGTCGCGCGTCCAGATGTCGCCGCGCGTCGTGCCCACGCCAAAGCGGTCTTGCGTCCACTTGTCGTAGAAGGCGAACGCCTTTTCTTCGTCCTTGGCATCCCCGGAGTTGTAGAATTCGTAGAGGTCGCGGTCGAGTTCCACGCCGCGGGCGTACTTCTGTTTCGCCTGCAGGTTGTCGAGGAAGTCCAGATAGGCGTCGCGCTTGGGGGTCGCGGGGGTGTCTCCCGCGGCGGGGGTCTCGGGTGCGGGGGCTCCGGACGCGAGGCGCGACAAGCCCTGATAGGAGAGTCCGTTGGACGCCTTGGCCGTGGTTTCGTTGCCGTTCTCTTCGAATTCTTCCATGTTTGCCATCTCCTTAGCGCGTCGTATATCCCGTGTTGCGCGTGATGTTCTTCATGTCCTTGACAATCTCGCTTTCAAAGTCCAGGTTCTCGTCGATCGTAGCTTGCTGTTCCTTGCGCATCGTGCCCGAGACGAGATTGTCAAAGTACTTTTTCGTCTCCTCGACGTTCTTCTTGTTGACGCGCTTCCATTCGAGCGCGACATTCATGGCGCGGACGAGGTTCGCGTAGGTGGCGGCCTGCCGACCGCTTTTGACCGTCCACTTGCGGGGCATGTCGCCGCCGCCGGGGAGCGGGGTGGAGGCGTCCACCTTGGCTGTCGGGCGCAGTTCGAAGCGGGTGGTGCCGGGGTTGTAGTGGACGGCGGAGGGGACGAGTTTGCCCGCGATGTCGAGCACGTAGGTTCGGAAGGACTGACCTTCCTCGTCCAGCGCGGGCTTGGCGACCTTGCAGAGTCCGGCGAACTGCGCACGGGTGACGAGCCCGCTCTGGAGCATCTGCTTCGCGCGGACGAAACGTTCTTCCGGGTTGATGTCCACCCACCTGCCGCTCGTCTCGTCATAATAGGCACCCGCTTCGAATTGGGCGAGGGCTGTGTTGTAGTTCTGCTCCCGGAGGGCTTTCAGGCGTTCGGCTTCCGCCTTCGTCTTCGCCGCGGCGAGCGCGTCGTGCGCATTGTTCTCCTTGAAGGCGAGGGCCTGCGCCGTCTTGCGGTAGGAGAGGGCGAGTCCGGAGAGCCCCTGCGCTTCCGCCTTGTCGGCGAGGGCGTAGTAGCCGTTTGCCATGTTCCCGAAGTAGGCGGGCTGGTCGTTCTCGTCCTGGGGGACGGGAGCTTTGAATATTTCCCCCTCCTCCTTCTGGAAGGCATCCTTCGATTCCCTCTCCTGCAGGGACTTCTGGTAGAGACGTTTGCGCGTCCACTTGTCGCGGGCGTTTTCGAGCTGCTTGATTGCGCCCTTGCGGTAGGTTTCCATGTCGCCTTCTTCCGCCCAGTCCTTGCAGAAGTTGTAGGCGGACTTGCCGTCCGGGGTGGGGACGCGGGCGTTCGGAGGAAAGAAGGCGTCGGCGTCCGCGTTTTTGAGGTCCTCGATGCGCGACTTCCAGAGTTTTTCGGCGTTGTCGGGGTCGGCGTCCGCCTGCGCCTCGGTGTCGGTGACGAAGTTGTTCACGCCGATGTCGCACATCTTGCGGGCGTTCGCCCGGAGGATGGCGGCGCGGGCGTCGGGATCCACGATTTGGCGGGCGTCGAGGCTTTTTACGACCGCGGCTCCCCACTGGCTGTAGAGTTCGGGCGAGCCGTCGCCGTCCTTGAGCGTCGCGTACAGGCTCTCGAGGTTGGTGTCCGCGGCGGTGATGGCGTTCTTCTTCTGCGCGGAGAAGGCGGTCTGGGAAATGCGGTTTGCCCACTGTTCCCGGAAGGGTTCGGCGGCGTTCTTGACCTCGGACTGCCACTCGTGGCTCGTGATTTCGTTGTCCTTGAGTTTCTTGTCGAGGAGTTCCCGGTACTTGTCGTTGCACTCCTCGGCCCACTTCTTGGGGTCCGAACCCATGAGTTGCATCTTGCCGGGGGTCTCGCCGTCGCCGTTCATCCAGTCGTTGAATTCGGTGCGGAGTTCGGAAAGCGCGCGGTCGTAGCGGATTTGGTGCTCGTGGTTCACCCACCAGGCGCCCGCTTTGGCGACGTCCATGAGGCCTTCGCCGATGCCGCGGATGCCGCGTGCGGTTTCCCGCGCGGCGGCGGCGTAGCCCTGCGCGGCCTGCGCCGCGCCCGTGTCGAGCATGGGGGAGCGGATCGCGCCGATTTGGTCCAGGCGCTCGCTGCGCATGCGGATGTTGATGACGCCCATTGCGCTTCCTCCTTATTTCGGCACGTTGTAGCCGAGGATGGTCTTTCCGCCGATGGAGTTGTGGATTCCGGCCGCGCCGCCGACGGCCGAGCCGATACCGCCGATGGTCGAGCCGATCGCGCTGACCTTGCTCGCGTTGGCCTGCGCCGTGCCGACCGAGTAGGCGTTCTGCCCCTGCAGGCGGTAGTTTCCGGCGGAAGCCTGCAGCGAGGCTATGTTGTTCTGGTGTTCCCAGAGTTTATTCTTCGTATTCTCGTTGATGGTGGCGATGTCGGCGAGACCTTCCTTCGTGGTCGTGCGGAGAACGTCCGCCACGGTGCCGTTGGAGTTTCCGTCCACAAGGAGTCCGTTCCCGGCGAAGTTGGCGTAGTTTGAGCCGATGTCCTGCGAGAGGAGTCGCATGCGGTTGGCGGCGTCGCGCTCCCCCTGCTCCTGCGTGATGGCGGCGCGTTGGGATTCGACCTGTGCCTGCCGTTCGGCTTCGCGTGCGGAGGCTTCCGCCTGCGCCTGCTGGGCGCGCGCGGAGGCTTTCTGCGCCTGCGCCCCTTGGTAGGCGGAGACGCCTCCCGCGACCGCGCTCACGACGGCCAAGACTCCCATCGTCGCCGAAATCATGTCACACATTTTCGAGTTCCTTTCTGTCTGCCATCAAGATCGTAAACATCGCGCCGTCCACCTTCTTCTCGCAGAGGACGCGCATTTTCATGACGCGTTTGAGCCACTTGATGGACATCGGGTAGAGGTTCATGGGGCAGACGACGATCCTGTCCACCCAGGGCGGGAGGGTTTCAGCCATGGCGGCGAGGACGCGCGGGGAGAGGCGGACAAACTTCTTCTTGCGGGTGTCGACCTTGCGGGTGGAGAGGAACCAGGCGACGCGGACGGGGGCGAGCCACGTGCCGTCGGCCGGAATCAGCCAGCCGCCCGCGCCCAGCAAATCGTCCCCGTCCAGGATGGCCCACACGGGGGAGTGGCGGTCGGGTCGCCGCAGGTTGCCGCCGCCGAAGTCGTGTTCCGCCTTGTCGCCCGGGCGGAGGTCGGCTTCGACCTCGGCGAGGAGTTCGTCCGTCGCCGGGACGAGGCGCACGCCCTCGCCGAGCACGATTTCGGTCTCGGGGGCTTCCGTCATCCGTTTCCTTTCGTCGTCGGGGGGTTGTCGGCGATTTCGACCTGGTAGGTCGTTGCCATGCGGAGGATGTTGAGGGGGGCGAAGTTCTGCGAGACGAGCGTGATTCTGCCGTCGCGGGTGTTGTTGCCGGCGAGTTTGAGCATGCAGTCGCGCGTCGCGTATTTGCCGTGTACGACATCCGCCCCTGTGTTGGAGGCGGTGGCGCGGGCGGTGTCGACGCCTTCGGCGTAGACGGTGAAGTCGCCGGAGTCGAGGACACGCACGTCGACGCCGCGGGCATTCTTGATTTCGGTCTGTATGGATTCCGCGCCGCCCGAGGGCTCGGGACGGACGGTCGTCATCTTCGCCTCGTACTGCCACCCCTCGTACATGTCGCTGTCGGAGTACTTGACGATGGTCTTGCCCGTAAGTCCGTAGTTGCCGTCGAATTTCGTCACGCGGTCGAGGCGCAGTTGCATGCGTCCGTCCACCTCGTCGGACTTTCTGACGGGCAGGTCGTCTCGGGCGCGCCAGAGTTCGCGCACGTCGTTTTTCTCCATGATATAGAAGGTCGCGGTCGTGCCGTTGCGGATTTCGTCCGTCGTGACCACGCCCACGGCCCTCCAGCCGTCGGAGAATACGAAGCGCGACCAGGCGCAGATGTTTTGCTCCTTCATGTAGACGCAGGCGGCGACGGAGCCGTCCTTGAGCGTGCACTCGATCGTGGAGTCGGGGAACTGCTTGTACGCCATGGAGGTGATTTCGTTGTCCTTGAACACCCATTGCGAGAGGACGGAGATGTCGGTCGAGGCGTAGTTGTCGCTCGTGAAGGAGTATTGGAGCGCGACAAGCCCCGTTTTGGCCTTGTTGACGACGATGACCTCGTCTCCAATCAGGACAGGCGGGACGTCCGCGGCGGACGTCATGTCGGAAACTTTGCGGGCGGAGACGGTCTTGTGCGTGAGCGCGTTTCCGGACATGGGAGCGATCGACCAGACGGCGTTGTCGCAGAAGCCGAGCAGCGTATCGCGCACCTGGACGAGGTGGTGGATTTCCGCACGCTTGATGTCTGCGATTTCAAAGCCGATGGCGTCATCGTCCTGTACCTTCGTGTGCGTCGTGAAGTCGTAGAAGTCGCCCGTGCGGGAAAGCCACACGCCGTTTATCTGGTCCGGCGTATTGGCGAAGACGAGACGCTGCTGGAACATGGAAACGAGGCGGGGCGTGCTCGCATACCGTGAGAAGTTGTTTTCGTTTACGAACCTGTAGTTCGTGCCCTCGACAGGCTCGCGCGTCGCGTCCGGCTGGATGTAGTCGTCGACGAATTCGTACGCGTTCTTTCCCCCGTTCGGGGCTTCCTCGCCGCAGTCGATCGTGCCGATGTAGCCGTACGAGCCTGCGGATTTCTTGTACAGGACGATTTTGTCGGTGGATTTTATTTTTGTGCCGTCGTCTAGCGTCGTTCCGATCTCCACCGTAATGGTGCAGGTATTCCCCCACGGCAGATTGTAGGTCGCCTCCGCCGCCGTTTCGGCAATGTATCCCTCCACGCCATCGCGAAAGAGCGCGGCTTTGTACGAGACGGTCCTCTTCGCGGGCTTCTCTTTGTCTTCCGTCCACTTGCCCGCGAGCGTCGTAGAGCCCATGACCGGGCGTGGGAGCGATTGATTCCATTCCATGAGGGGAAGTTCCTCCCATGTGGGCGTGGATACGCCGTAGATTCGTCCGACGACACTTTTCTTCTCTTGCCCTGTGACGGCGTTCGTTTGTCTGAACCAGCCGAGGAGGGAATCGCCTATTTCAATGACGGATACCGGGGCGTAGCCGAGCGTGAGCGTAGAGTTTTCGCCGAGGAAGCGATAGGTCGTGTTGGCGCCGAGGCGGCTGTTCACGATGAGGGCTTTGCCGCCCGGGAAGGAGTAGAGTTTTTCGTTTTCGTCCAGCGAACAGACGAAGTCCGTGCCGGTGCGTTTGGAGATGTAGCCTTGGCGGCGGACGACGAAGTTTTTGAGTTCGGACGCGCCCTGGCGGTAGCGTTCGAGGTCTTGCCGGCCCATAAGTTCGGCGTCGAGACGGCCGCCAACCCAGGAGTTCTGTATGTTCGTCCAAAGGGCCATCAGAGGGGTCTCCTGTATGCGCCGCCGTAGGGGTCGGGGTTGCACGCGGGGCAATCGTCCCACGCGTCGGAGGGTGCATTCGTCTCGGAGGTGTCGCGGAGCTTGGCGTTGGCGAGCGCGACCTGGTAGAGCTGCTCGGAGGAGAGGGCGGCCTGTGCGCTCCCGAGGGCGCGGGCGGCGAGGGCTTTGAGGCGGAGCATGTAGAGGCTTCGCGCCTGCACGTGCCATTTCGACATGTCCTCGACGTCCACGACATAGCGGAGGGCGGCGGTTTCGCCGGAGGCAAAGATGAAGCGGTTTTCGATGCGCCACTCGAGGAGTTTGCCGGCCCTGTCGAGGACGGCGAGGAGGCGGATGGCGCGGGAGGGGAGCGGGCAGACGTAGGGGAGGTGGAGGTGGGAGGCGTTCTCCTCGCGCCGCGTGCCCGGCATGGGCTCGGTGCGCGTGGCAAACGTCCACTCGTGGGCGAGGAGCACGTCCTCGCGGGCGGTCGCCTTGCAGGATTCGATGCGGGAGACGATGCTGTCGCAGGAGTAGGGGAGGTCGGTCGCGGGCTTGAAGTCCGCCACGACCGAGGCGATGACCTCCTTCGTCTCCTCGTCCTTGACGGCGGCGAGTTCAGCGTTGAGTTCGTTCGCCTTGGCGACGGCGAGTTTGGTGGCGTATTCCTGCTGGTAGAGATTGACGATATTGGCGTCGAAGCCCATGACGGCGGCGAGTTTCGCGCGGGCGAGGGCTTCGTAGGGGGCTTCCCACTGCTTGCGGGCGGACTTGAACGAGGGCCTGGTGTTGTCGTTCGCCCACGCCTTCAACTGGCTTTTGACTTCCCACTCCGCGGCGGGGAGTACGGCGTCCACGCGTCTCGTGTACGCCTCGTAGGCGCGGGCGAGGGCGGGGGAGTCGTTGCGGAAGGTTGCGAGAAGCTGGGAGAGGATGGGGTCGGAGATGGTCTTGAGTTTGTCGTTGAGGGCGTCCGCCTTCGCCTGCGCGAGTTTGGTGGCGTACTCCTGCTCGTAGATCTGCACGAGGTTTGCGTCAAAACCCATGGCGGGGGCGATTTTTGCGCGTATGAGGGCTTCGCAGGGGGGTTCCCAGAGTTTCGCCGGATTTGAGGCGTAGAGTTTCGCGTTGTCGCTCTGCCAATCCTCGTACTGGGACTTGACCTCCTTTTCGCAGATGGCGGTCGTGTTCGCGATTCTCTGCGTGTAGACGGCGTAGGAGCGCACGAGACTCGCGTCGTCGCCCTTGAAATTCATGAGGAGTTGCGCGAGGATGGGATCCGTGTTGGCGGCGAGTTTGTCGTTGAGGACGCGGATTTCGGCCTGCAGGAGTTTGTCGCGGTAGAGGGAGTCCCAGTTCTTGAGGTCTTCGACGCGGCCGCCGACGGGGACGGCGAGGGCGCGGGCGAGGGCGTAGACGAGCGCATTGCGCATCTTGTAGGGCCACTCGCCGGGGAGGGAGGGGTCTACGTCCGTGCCCCAGTCGAAGGCGTCGTAGACTTCGTGCGCGGAGGAGACGAGGGCGGTGCGTGTATTGAGCCAGTCGACCGTGGGCGTGCCGCCCGACGCGTTGTCCGTCACGGCGTCGAGAGTCTTCCCGACCTGCGCACCGTCGGGTGCGGAGTAGTCCTGCCGGAGAAGCCCGTAGGCTTCCTGCACGATATCTCTTATTTCCGCCGTATAGGTCATTTCGCCTCCATGTCGTCCTAGTCAAAATGTAGCAAAATCACGCCTGTTTGTCAATCCTGCAGGGGCGTCCATTTGCCGAGAGTGTCGATGTTGTAGTTGCAGTTCGGATTCATCCAAAGTTGTACGGCGCGACCTTCGCCGATGCCGAGGATGCCGAGTTTCTCGCCGACGCCCACCACGTCAAACGGGATTTGTTTCTTGCCTGTCCCCGTACTGCGCCGATAGGGAGAGCCGCCTATTCTGTCGACGAGGGGGGAGCTGTAGGCTTCCCGCATCGTCCTGATTTCCGCATTCTTGTAGAGGTGCTCGACGTCTGTCGTCCACACGCTGGACATGAACACGTATCCGGGGCGCTCGTCGACCATGAGCGGGAAGGTGTCCGCCGTCCCATAGACGCGGCTTGTCTTGATGCCATAGGGGTTAGAGTCTTCGGTTATGGGCGGGCATTCATCGGGAAGCACGAACGCCGCGCCGGCCTCGATGCGATAGTCTGACGGCGGTTCTTTGTCGGAGGCGAAGCGTTGGTATTGGCTCTTGTCCGAAACCATGGTTTCCACCGCCGTCATCGTGTACGACATGATGGTCGAGTGTCCGTCAATCTGTCCGACAGGGGCCGATTTCTGCGAGATTCTCCAGCCTTGCGGGGTGGAGAGCGTGCCGTCGACGCGCGTGCAGTCGTATTCGCCGTCTTCCAGCAGGGGCTTGCGGGGGAACCAAAAGACGAGCGGCATGCGGGGCCTTTCGTGCCATTGGTGAGGCTTCCACCAGAACCAGTTCGTGTAGTCGACCTTCAGGTTGGGGTCGCTATGCGACGAATCCTCGCCGGGCAGAACCTTGACGACCGTGCTAATGCTGCGCACGGCGCCACAGGTGACGAGCACGATAAAGCCTTCCGTATCGTCGTGGACAAGCCCCCGTTCGATGTAGGGGCGCGCGATCATGAACGACGGGTAGGTGTGTCGGGCGTCACCGTACTTCAGGTAGAGCACAGGTTGCGGCGGCGGGATGTAGAAGGGCGAAGTGGAGTAGTCGAGCCCCTGCTGTGGCTTCACGAGCGTCGGGTTCTTGACGAGTTCCGGGATGAGGTCTTTCGGGAATTCAACTATATCGTCTGACTGTGCCATTCTCGCCGCCTTTCCGTTTTACCGTTCATGCCGCGTCTGCGGCATGAATTCGATGTCCACGCGCGTGCGCTTCTGCTCCCGCGCCTGATAGACGCCGAGCGCGGAGGTCGTGTTGGTGACGATGCCTTCCGCCGCGACGGACTTGAGCGCGATATAGTCGCGGTTGACCCAGATCGTCGTCTTGGGGCCCGTGTAGACCGAGAAGACGGGGATGGTGTAGGTGTCCCAGTTGATGTTGCCGAGGCTCGTCGCGGTCGCCGAGGAGGCGACGACGCGCACCCCCGTCGGGATGCTCGAGCACCCCGCGAGGAGGGAGAAGAGCGCGAGGAATGCCATGAGGCCGACGAACAGCATGACGCCGAAGGCCGCGCGGGTGAGGTCGTCCGGGCGCGTCACTTCGCGCTCTCCGTCTCTTCGGCGAGGTCGGCGAGGATGGAACCGCCGACGCTGTCATCGTCCGTGCGCCACTCGGCGTAGGCGAGGCGGAACTTGTCGATGACGTCCGCGAGTTCCGTTTTCGTCACCTGCAGGTCTTCGGCAGCATTGACGACGGCCGCGAGAGCAAGCGAGGTCTGTAGCCACGCCTTGCGCCACTTCGTGGGGCACCATGTGACAAGGCTCTCCGAGAGCCCCAGCAGTTTGTCGAGGAACGCGATGATTTCCGCAAGGCGGTCCTTGCGGGCCTGCGGAAGGAGCGCGACCGCGCTATTGGCGAGGTCAAGGAGGTAGTCGAGGACGGACTCCTTGCCGCCGAAGAGATACTTGATAGCGATTTTGATGTAGCTGATTTTCATTTTTCGTTTTCCTTTTCTGCGTTGACAAAAGACTACGCCGCCGCATCCCAGTGCCGCGGCGCGCCGCATCCCAGTGCGGCGGAAATCGATTGGCGTACGGACGGCGCGAGAGAAACGGTCTTGTGCCGCGCCGCGCGCGTGACGGCGTTGAAGCCGTGGTCGCCGACCGCCCCGTAGATTAGCGCGAGCACTGCGACAACAACGATAAAGGTGATGACGCCCATCGTCCAGCGGAAGGTCAGTTTGGCCGTCGAGGACAGTTCCGCGCAAGTCTGGAAAAGCGTCTTGATGCGCTCGTCCGTCTTCGCGTGATACTCGATCATGTTGTCCTCGACGCGGTCAAGCCTGCCGCGGATTATGTTGCAGTGCTCGCGGTCGCACATTACTCCGCCTCGCTTCCCTTGGGCGGATTCGGGCGCGTAATGTTGACGGTCTGCGTGACGGTCGTGACGCCTTGTGCGCGTTCCGCCTGACGGCGGGCGCGGGCTTCGGCGAGGCGCTTGGGGAGATTGCCGGACGGCGTCGGCTTGCGGACGGGGACGGAGCCCGCGTAGTCGCGCCACTGCAAGCCGTCCTTGTAGGTGACGGTCTTGGTCAGCAAGCCGGCCGCGTTCGTCGCGACCTCCGTCTTGACGATCTCGCCGTGCATCTGCGCCCTGTATCGCGGCGAGGACTGCATCTGGTCGTTGTAGCGGCGCGTGAGCACGGTCAGCACGGTCAGCATATCCTCGTCGGAGTACGCGGGCAGTGTCGGGGCGCGAACGAAGTCGACCGCGTTGGTGCGGCTGATGACGGTGTCGACGACGTTGGTCACCTTGCCGATGACGCCGGGGTCGATTTTGCCGGCGGTCGCGCCGGAGAGGATGTTGGTGGCGGCGAGGGTCGCCGCGAGGAGGAGCGTGGTCATTCGTTTATTCCTTTCGTTTCGGTTTCGGATTCGTCCGCGAGGCGGGCGCGTCTTCCGCGGCGACGGTCGCCACGGCGTCCTCGCCGAAGCGCAGACGGTCGATGCGGGCGTTGTGCGCCACCTCGTCCGGCGTCAGGGCGCGGGAGTAGATCGCAAGCGACATGATGGTCATCTCGGGGGTCGGGCGGTTTAAACTGTCGCGGAGCTGCCCGAGAGAGACAAATCCGGCGAGCGTTTTCTTGTCGTATGTGCCGGACCATTTTTTATCGCCATGGTAGGCCGTCCACTTCTCGCCGTCGCAAACCAGCGTAGCCGTCTCCGGCATCACGCCTTCCCCGCACACGACCGTGGCGGTCTTATTGGCGCCAAACACCCACCACGACGAGCGCCAAGGCGTAAGATAATCCGCCGAATACGCGACAACGCCCGAACCCGCAGCCTCGTCGAGCGAAAATATGTCGCCACGCCCGGTTCCGGCGAAGCCCGCGTGCACCCACACAAAGACTTTGATCGTGAACGCATCCAACGCATAGCGTTTCGCCCCGACGGCCTTCGACCGTCCTTTGGTCGTGAGGGGGAAATGGAGCCCCGAATCCCGCACCGTATAATCGCCGACAAGCCGCAGGACATCTCCGCCGACAAGGTCGACCCAGTTCGTGGCCGCGCTGTCGTGCAGTCCCCAGCCGGCGTTCTCGACGCCGTCCCACATCGCAACAAGCCCGTCCTGCACGTAGTCGCGCGCCGTGTAGGCTTTGCCGCTCGGCTGGTTCGGCAGGCTCTTGCCGTCCAGCGCGACGCGCGTCTGCACGGGGATGCCGACGGCAAGCCCGCGAGCGCGTTCGGCCGCGTCGCGGCGGGATTTGCCCCAGTCCGCATGCAGGATGCCGTTCGTCTGCACGCTCGGCCCGGGCGTCCAGTCCGAGTAGACATGCCACGAGTTGCTGACGGCGTTTGCGAACGGGATGTTCGTCGGGTTGGGGAACGCCGCGAAGGTTGACTGGACAAGCGTCGCCCAGTCGCTGTCGTTGGTGCTGTCCGCCGGACGGTAATCCACAAAGACGCTTGCTTCATCCGGGATGATGCGGCGTTCGAACGAGATGTGGACATAGTCGTTGGTGACATAGGACTTGTCTTCGGGATTGTCGCGGAGCCACCAGCCCTCGCCCGCATTGGCGTCCGAGTAGCCGATGATGCCGGACTTGCTGATGCCCTCGAGGACGCCGAACGCGAAGCAGGCGGAGAGCACGACCGCCGTGACGCGCTTCGCCGCCTTCGACCCGCCCTGCGCCTTGACGATGTCGCGGACATAGCGGCAGACAACCAGGGCGAGCGCGATGACGGAGAGCGCAATCATCACGCATCCGCCCATGAGAAGCAGGAGGTCATGCCATTGGGCGGCTTCGTCCTGCGCGACGAGCCCGAGCGTCGGTTGGTCCGTGTACCACTTGTACGCGGCCGCGGTTAGAGTAGCGAGTGTCATTCCTGTACCTCCGTTAGCACCAAAAGATTTTTGCCGTTGACGGCTTCGACCGTAATGGAGTAAGTCTTGCCGCCGACGCGGATGGTTTCAAATTGGACGGGCGCGGTCTGCTTGATATAGGTCTCGCTTCCCTGCTCGTACTGGGCGCAGAAGAAGTACTGGTTGCCCGAGGCGGCGTTGACGGCCGCAGGCACGGTGCAGACGACCTGCCACGCGCCGGACGAGCCGGACCAAACCTCCGTCCACGGCGCGGCGTCCGTCCCGCCCTTTATCCAGCCCGTCTCGCGGACGTACGCGAGCGTGGGCGCACCGTACAAAGTCGGGTGCTTGGTGGACTCGACATTGTAGGCGATCGTCACCTCGATGTCGCCGTTCGACAAATTCTTGGTCTTGATGGACGCGGCACTCGCACCCACCAGCACGCGGTCGCCCTTGACGATTTCAAAGAGCGATTTGCCGGTCTCGTCCGAGATGCGGAAATAGGCGTTCGTCGTCCCCGCGCCGTCCGCCTCGACGGACATGCCATTCGCGGTCAGCACCCAAATGCCGCCGGAGGTCGCGACGAACTTCTGCCAGGATAGTCCGCCCGCAAGCGCGACGCGCGGCGACGAAATCCACGTATAACCCTCGGGGGCTTCGCCGCCCGTATGGCTGTCGTAGTTGCCCCACGCGCGATCCGCCTTATCGGCGAGGGCGTCCGCCGCGCTTGTTTTGTAGGCGTCGAACTCCGTGCGCCAACGGTTCCACTTTGTATTCTCGTTCCACACGACCGTGTAGGCCGCGTTCGTCCCGTCCGGCTTGTAGTCAAACGCGGCCGTCGGCAATCGCTCCCACGCGGTCTCCGCCGTCACGGCGACATTGTAGTTTGTGACGGAGACGCGGAAGCCGTCGCCGGACCACCATGACGCCCAGACATTGCCCTCCGCGAGCGGATAGAAGCGTGCGTCCGCCGTCTCGGTCGAGTACGCGCCCACGTCTTCCGCGTAGAGGTCGAGGTCTTTGTCAAGTGTGTAGCCGTTAATCGTGCGGGTGGTGGGGACGGCGCCCGTCTGCGCGGCCGTCACCTTGTGCGGGTTGTCCGTGCGGGCGGCGTGGTCGGTCGCCGCCTTCTTCGCGTTCGCCGCGGCGGACGCGTTGGCGGATTCGGCTTTCTTCGCACGGTCGGTTTCGGCCGCGACAGACGCCGCGGTCGCGAGGCCATTGGTGACGGACTTGGTCACGTATCCTTTTGCGTCCACTTCCGATTTGGTGTACGCGCCGACCTGCGCGGCCGTGACGCCGTGCGGGTTCTTCTTGTCCGCCTTGTGCGCGCTGATGGCGTCGGCATTCGCCTTCTCGGCGGCTTTGGCCCGCGTCGTTTCGGCGGACAGCGCGGCCGCCGTCGCCAAGCCGTTGGTGACGGACTTGGTGACGTAACCCTTCGCGTCCACCTCGCCCTTGGTGTACGCGCCCACCTGCGCCGCGGTCACGCCGTGCGGGTTCTTTTTATCGGACTTGTGCGTGCTGATGGCGTCGGCGTTCGCCTTCTCGGCGGCTTTGGCACGCGTCGTTTCTTCCGTGTCTTGCTTGTCGACGTATTCCAGCGTCGCGGTTATCGCGTGCGCGGATGCGACAGCGCACGCCACAACCCCCGCTATCATCAAACTCTTCATCTTACACCTCCTTGTAGGTTCCGTCCTCGATAATGTAGTCGCCCGACCATTCCGCGCCCCAGGCGTTCATCTTATCCGACCACACGAGCGTTTGCTTGGCGTAGTGCTGGACTCCGTTGATGAGATTGGACGGAAGGTAGACGCCGGACTGCAGAGTTGCGGAAAGTTTCGCGAGAACCGCCTCGAGCGCGGACACTTTGGCGTCGACCTCGGCCTTGGTGTACGCGTCCGCGGCCGTGTCGCCGCCCCCGGCTTTCAGAATATCCCCTAGGTTCGTCGCGACCCAGTGCTCGCTGTCGGGATATCCTGAACTTCCGGCCACGAATGTGTGCGCTTTTATGCAACGATAGAATCCGTTGTAGGCGTTCGACCCATCTGAAGCGTATACTACGTCATTTACTTCGTACGACGCGCCCGAGCGCGGGTTCCACCCGCCTGCGAGGTGAGAGAAACTGGTTTTTTTTCGATCAAGCGAATTGGCTAAGGTGCTCGCGCTGTTTGCGGTCGACAAGGCTTTGCTGGCAGTATCTTGCGCACCAGACAAGGAGGCTTTGAAATTGTTTACGGTGTTCTCTACGCTTGCTTTGAAGCCCTGCTGCGAGGATATGACGAAATCCAGGATATCCTCCAGGCTTGTGATGGTCCAGTAGTCCGACCAGCTGTTGCCCACCGTAAACGGCTGGACGTCCGTATTCTCCTTGATGCAGCGGAGGAAGGCGGTCCGCTCCAGCGTAGGGTCGCTGATGGTATTGTCTATGTAGTATACGATGTCGCCGATTTTGTATTCGGTCTTGCGGTTCCACGCGTCGGCGAGATTGTTGTATTTGACGCGATCTCTTATGCTCTCGTAAACGTATGTTATGAGCGGGAGCGATTTCGCAACCTGCTGATAATTGCTGCTCGCCAGGTTGCTCCTCAGTTCGACGAATGACTTGCTGTCGGCCGCGTTTCTCAAGGCGGCGTCTATCATCTTCTGGATTTCGTCTGTGGAGATGCAGTGGCACGCGTGATAATCGCCATAGTCAATGCGCACTTGCGCCACTTGGGCGTCCGTGTAGGCTTTGGCCGCACCGACGGCCGAGCCGAGGACGTCGGAATCGAAGTCCTCCAGAAGCCCGTACAGCTTGCCTTCCAAGGCGTAGCAGAAGGCGTGGAACTGGGCAAAGAGCGTATTGAGCGTGACATGGATCCACGCGGACTTCACCTGCTCTCCGTTTGCGTCCTTGATGGGTTCGCCGTTCTCGTCGTAGATGGGTTGCCAGGTGGTGTCGTCGTCCGGGCGCGCGCCGATGGGGTTGTTGTAGAGGGCCTGCCAGAACTTGAGGTTGCGGGGGTAGCCATCCGCATCGCGCGTGCAGGTGAAGACGTAGGCCCCGGCGGGGTACGCCTGCAGGGGGTCGTATTCGATGGCGAGAGTGGTGGGGTCGCCCCACCCGGTTCTGCCTTGGGGTCCGACAAGTCCTTGCGGGCCTTGCGGGCCTTGGATTCCCTGTTCGCCTTGCGGACCTTGCGGGCCGCGCTCGCCCTGCGGGCCTTGCGGGCCTTCGGGTCCTTGCGGGCCGACCGGACCGGGGTCGCCTTTCTCGCCTTGCGGACCTTGCGGGCCGCGCATGGACGCGGTGCCGCCCGTGACGCCGCCGCCGTCGAAGACGAAAGGCGCCCACACGACGGTTGTCATGCCTTCGGCGTGCACGGTCGAGAGGAGGTTGCCGTCCCGGTCTTTTTCGCAGATGGTCGTGAAAAAGGCGAGGGGGGCTGTCGTGCCGGTCCAGCGGTTGCGGAGGTCGGCTCCCCGCAGGTCGAGGACGGTCGGGTCGGCTGAGTTGTCCGCCAGGGGGGTTGTTTTGTCGGAAGAGAAGAGCGTGATGGAGAGCGTATTGCCGCTCGACGGGGTGTAGCCCGTGAATTTGATCGGGGCGGCTTCGCCCAGGAAGAGTGCGCCGTCCGACAGGAACACTTGCCCCGAGGACGGGTCTATCTCAAACGATACCTCTTTCGACATTTTTCTTTCTCCAATGTCAGTTCAGCGCGCCGCGGGATTTGAGGAGGAGCTCGGCGAGTTGCCGGGCCGTCATTTTCGGGGAGTAGGCGATGTGGGCTTCGTCGAGCGCGGCGCGGAGCCCTTCGACCCCGTAGGCTTTCGCCGTCTTTTCGATTTGTTCCTTTTCGGCGTCGGGGGCTTTCGCCGGTAGCGCCGGGGCGGGAGAGCCTTTCGCCTTTACGAGGGGCGAGCCGTCCTCTGCGCGGAAGTTGGCGGCGATGCGGGGCGTGATTTCCCCGGAGTAGTCGAGCGTGTCGCCCGCGTGGAAGACATGCCCGCCCATCTGGGTCGGATAAATGGCCGTGATTCTCATGTTCGTGTTCCGTAAAAACCGCCGCCCCCGCAGACTAACGCTGAGAGGAGAACGAGGGCGGCGGAGAAGGGTTTACTTCGTGGCCGCGTCACCCGCGGCGGCATCGTCGGCGAGCGGCGGATAGGCCGTCACGGCGGGGACGTCGTCGAAGTCGAAGGCGTCGACGAGACCCGCCGTCACCTTGGCGTCTTCCGAGAGGGCGGTTTCGCCGACCGTGAAGACGAGGCGGACATACCGCTCGTGCGTCGCCGGGAGGAAGGCCGCGACGAGCGTGTTGCCGACCTGCGCGGACGCGAACACGTCCGTCCAGACTTTGCCGTCCGCCGAGGTCAGAACCTTCGTCGAGATCGCGCCCGCCGCGGACGGCGCGCCGACGATCTGTCCGTAGATTTTCAGTTCGCCGTCGATGAGGCGCGTATTGCGCAGGTCGACGATTTTGGAGTTGACGGACGTCTTCGCGGCCTTGGCGACCGTGGTCTCGTTCGCGAACATCAGAAGTTTGTCGAATATCATTTTCTTTTCCTTGTGCTGGTGTGTTGGATTGCGGGGCGGCGAACCGCCCCTATATTTCCGTTCAGGCGAAGGCCGGAACCTTCTCCTCGTTGACGCGCATCGCGTCCTGCAGGCGCACGGGGATGCCGAAGAGTTTGCGCTCCTTGCGGCCCTCCACGTTCTGGAAGGAGATGGCGTTGGCGCGGGTCATGCGCGAGAAGAGCGTGCAGACGCTTTCCCACACGCCCTTGTCCATGTACCACGCCTGCTTGACGCCCTGGTCGTCATAGACGCGCATGGAGAGGCGGTCGATGAGTTCGATGTAGGACGCGCCCTTGTCCGTGCCGTTGAGGATGTCGTCGCGCTGGATGTTGGCGATGCGGCCGGCGTAGCGCGGGTCGCGCACGGCAAGACCCAGCGTCCAGTAGATGTACTGCACGTAGGCCGCGTAGGTGGCGTCGCCGCCGCGGTCCGGGTCGTGGACGTTGTCCATGAACTTCTCGCGGATTTCGATGCCGCCCGTCGCGGCGCCCTCCGGGTGGAAGCAGGTGATGGTGTTCGGCGACCAGCCCACGAGCGCGATGGAGCCGAGTTTGTCCTCGGAGGCCTTGTTCGCGCCGCCGCCCTTGCCGAACGCGTCGAGAACGTAGTGCGCCGCATTTTCGTCGCCTTCCTCGCCCGTCGAATAGGACGTATAGTGCTTGAAGAGGCCGTTGAAGGCGAGCGGGTTGTCGTCGAGGAGCCCGTAGATGAGGGTGGAGCCCATCTCGAGGCGCATGCCATTCTGGGCGGACATGATTTCGTCGGCGAGGAGGGCGTTGGCCGCTTCCTTGGACTTGCCCGCGGCGGTGTCGTAGAGTTCCTTGTCGATAAGGATCTTCGTGCCCATGCGGCCGCAGGTCGCCTTCGCGCGGGCCTTGGACGCCTTGTTGGACGGGATGCCGCCGTAGTAGGTCGTCCAGACCGGCTTGGGGATGCCCGTGCGGATCGTCGTTTCGAGCGACGTGCCGTTGTTGGCCTCGATGACGGTGATGTCGTCGAGCATTTCGTTTGCGCGGACGCACATGTCGACGACGCGATGCGCGAAGTTGCCCTTCGGATCGAGACCTTTCAGGAGGTCGGCGTACGTCAGTGCGCGAGTTCCGTTTACTGTCATTTTTTCTGTTTCCTTGTTTCGTGTTCAGCCGTCCGCTTGCGTCTCACCCGAGAACCCGCGAGGCGGCGAAATCGTCTATTTCCACTGGTCGGCGAGGCCCGAGATGTCGTTGGGGTCGTAGGGGCGGGAGCCGCCGCCCGCGCCCGCGCCTTTCGCGCTGTCCTCCGAGGAGTGGCGCGCGCAGTAGAGAAGCGCCCTGAGCACGGTGATGTCCGAGCCGAGTTCGGTTGTGCAGAGCGCGTCGTACGCGGCGGGGGAGAGATTCTTCTTGCCCCAGGACGACACGAGGCCCAGTTCGTTGCGCGTGAATTCGGAAAAAGCCTTTTCGTTCATCGCCTGCAGGTTCTTGTTGCGGGCGGCGTTCTCCTCCTTGGCGGCCTCCTGCGCCGCTTCGGTCTGCTTGCGCTGGAATGCGGCATAGTCGCGGGCGAGTTCGGCGTAGGTTTCCTTGGGGATGTTGTGCTTCTGGAGCGTCGGAATGAAGGTCTTGGCGAAGGCTTCATCCACCTGCACGTCCTTGAGTTTGGCGAGTTCCGGATCGTCGGCGAGGGCTTTCAAGTAGTCGGCTTCCTGCGCGACGGGGGCGGGGGTTTCGCCGCCCTTGGCTTCCGGGGCCGCGCCGTCGCTTTTTGCCTCGCCTTCCGGGGCCGCGCCGTCGAGGATTGTCTTGACGGGGGCGGGTTCGGGGGTCGCCTCGGGGGCGGGTGCGCCGCCGCTTTCGCCTTCCGGGGACGGGGCTTCTTCCATCAACACGCGTTTATTCAGCGTCGTCATTCTCTTTCATCTCCTTTTGTATGTTGCGGAACGATTCCAGATATTCGCGCTTCGCCAGATCCGCGAGGAGGTTCGCGCCCTCCTCCGTCTGCAGGAGCACGGTTTTTACATGGTCCGAAGCGGCGCGTATGCCGTAGCCGAAATCGGAGCGGGGTCCTTCCTCGCGGGCGAAGAAGGAGAGTTGGGAGAGGACTTCGTAGAGCCACTCGCGGAAATCTCCGTTCCGGGCGAGGTTCGCCGTCAGGCGACGCCACTTCTCGCGGCGTTCGAGTTCCTTTTCCGTCAGCGGCGTGGGGGACGGGTAGATGTTCGAGAAGTCCCTTGTCATTGTCCGGCCCCCAATCCTTTGGCGATGAGCCCGCCCGCGTGTCCTTCGTCCGTCGGGATGGCGCCGAGTTTGGCGACGTCGCCGAGGGAAGCGAGCGCCTGCTGCTGACGCGCGGCGTTCTCGAGGGACTGTCGCTTGGCGCGGATGGCGAGGATGTCGTCCTCCTTGGCGAGGCAGTCGGTCGGGACACCCAGCATCTTGGCGTAGCACCGGATGGTGCCGTCCGTATCGACGAGGTCGAGGGCTTCGGGTTTCGCCTGCGCGAAGCCGCCCGCGAACTGGAGGAAGGTGGAGACGGAGGACATCTGGGACTGCCGGGCGGCGAGGTGAATTTGGGAGACGTACTCAACTTCCGTCTCGCCGCCGATGGAGGCGAGGTCGACGTCGGCGAGGAGGCCGCCTTCCCTGAAATTCGCCTCGTCCGAAAGGGTGTAGTGGACGATGGCGTTCACGAGGGGGTCGAGGAGTTCGTTGTCGAAATTGGTCACGACCGGGTTGAGACGCTCCATGTTTTCCCGCACGAGCGCGTCGATTTCGGTCGCCGTCTTGACGCCGGTCTGGTTTTTCAGCGCGTCGATGGTGGCAAAGGCGGTATTGAAGAAGAGGTCGGCGAGTTGCATTTCCGCCTCCTGCCTGTCCGCGCGGGTCTCGGAGGAATCGGGCGGGGAGGCGAAGATGGGGGCGACCATGGCCTGTCTCTGTTCGCCCATGCGGGCGTAGTTGACTTGCCCGCGGCCGAGGCGCAGTCCCGTATCCTTGAATTCGGAGGCGGCGACGACGGGGGGCTGGGCGCGCAGGCCGGAGAGTTTCAGGATGTCGTACTGGAAGGACTGGATGCCGCGGGCGAGGTCGAGCCCGTCCAGGCCCCTGCCGCGCCCGTAGACGTCGCCGAGTTCGTAGTCCATGCGGGGGGCGACGATGGGCTTCACGGTGAAGCCGGCCGTCTCGAGGATGCCGGCGCGGTCGGAAGAGCCGGGGCTTTCGAGCCAGTAGATTGAGCGGTAGACGAGGCTGTCGTCGAGGTTGAGTTCCTTCGAGATGGGGTCGTAGGCTTTCAGGGGGCCGGTGAGGTTGGGCTCGACGATGTTGTAGATCGTCCAGCGCATGTTGCCCTTGCCGCACCGGGCGGCGTTCTTGACGCACTCGGGGGTCGCTTCCTCGCCGTATTCGGAGATGATTTTGTCGGCCGTCCAGGAGAAGCGTCGCACGACGCGGCAGACCTTGCCGTCTTCGCCGACATCGAGGGCGTAGGTGCCCACGCGCAACGTCTGCGCCCGGACGATGCGTTCGCGGTCGCGCGAGACGAGCATGCAGCCGAAGCCGAAGCAGAGGCAGTGCTCGTAGAGTTTGTAGAGTTGGGGGTAGACGCCGCCGAATGAGAAGGTCCACTCCGTGGCTTCGGTGAGTTTGTCGAGGGCGCGATCCTGGTCGATCGAGGAGGCGCCGCCGCCGCGGGTGCGGAGATGGAACCAGCGGCGCGCGGGGGAGGTGAGGTTGCCGTGGAATCCCGCCGCGCCCTTGCGGAGGCAGTCCATGGGCTTCGTGGTGAGGAAGCGGTTCTTTTCGTCGTAGGCGCTCTCGTCTGCGAGGTTCTCCACGCTTTTCGTGAGTCCCGCCACCCCGGCGGGGTAGAATTCGCGCGCGACCTCGGCGAGGATGCTCTTGCGCTTCGTGTCGAAGTCGTTGAAGAGTTCCTTCGCCTTGCGTTCGCAGTGCTTGCGGATGAGCGCCCAGTCCATGGATTACCCCAGCGTCTTGGAGCCTTGTTCGCCTTGCGCGGAGCCGGTGGAGGAGGAGTTGAGGAGCGAGTTGTTGTAGGTCGAGCGGATGCCGCGGCGGCGCTTGCGCGTCGCCTCGTCCTGCGCGAGTTCCGTATCCTCTGTCGCGTTCGCCGTTTTGGCTACGGCAGGCGTTATGACTTCGGCCGCTTGAATGACCGGCGTCGCCTTCGCCTTCTTGCTGCCCAATCCACCCATGGTGCACCTCTCCTGTATGCGGGAGGTTAGCGCTTCCCCGCGCATTGCCTTTCCCGCGATTCACTTGTCTTCACTGTCCCCGGGCGGAGACGGTCTCCGCCTAGACGGATACCAATTAAGTAAAAATCCGCCGTTTTGTCAAGAGGGTATTTTCCAAAAAAAAGAGCGACCGCAATCGGGTCGCCCTGGGGCGTTTTTTCCGGAATGTTATTATGACGCTAGGATTGCATTTTGCTTCCGTCACCTCGCAAAGAGGCCGTCGTCCGTCCGCGCGGCGAGCGCGTCCAGCCGCGCCTGTTCGGGGGCGGCGAAGCGCGGGGCGGTCTTGAAGGTCGGGAATTCCATGAACGGCTTCACGTCCGCGTTGCCCATGGAGGCTTGCGCGTCGAGCATGTCGTCGTGCACGACCTGCGGATAGGAAAGGAATTCATCGCGTAGGAAGTCCTGCACGAGGTCGCGCCACGAGCCGTCGTACTGGCGGTAGCGGAGGGCTTCGGGGAGCCACATGAGCCCGGCGCGGTAGAGGGGCTCGAGCGTCTCGATGCGCTGGGCCTTCGGGCCGGAGTTGGACTTCTGGCGGAAGGGCTTCAGGTCGAAATGCCCGCGCCGCGCCATCTCGTCGCGGATGTAGGCGGGGTCGTCCGGGGCGGCGTTTTCCTCGTAGAACACCGTCACGGGACGCCACTTCTCCACGAGTTCGAAGAGTTTGGCGCACCGCTGGGACTGGGTGAGTTTGTCGCGGACGAGGTCGGCCCAGTAGTATCGCCGGTCCGCCCCGAGCCCCACGACCCACATGACGGTGTAGTCGGAGGCGTTCGTCTGCTTCTGCGCGGTGTCGGCGAGGATGTAGTAGTTTATCGGGATTTCCGGCAGTCGCCGGTAGGCGTGTATCCATTCTTCTTTCATGAGGAGTTCTCCGTCTCCGACCGGGGTCTGCATCATCTGCGAGGCCCAGTCCTTGGAGGTCATTTCGGCTTTCTTCTTGTCGAATTCGGCTTGCGGGAGGAGGACGGGCTTGCCGTCCTTGTCGATGCAGACGTGCCGCCTTTCCGTGATGGTGCCCGTCTTGAGCATCTCGTAGTAGGTGTCGTAGAGGGCGTAGCGCGTGCCGATATACCAGTGTCGCGTGCCGTCGAGGGTGCCGAGGTTGAGGGACATCGACCAGGCGTCGGTGGTCTTGCGTATCTGCTCGGGGGTTGTGACGGACTCGGGGGTGACGGTGTCGTCGTAGACGAGGAGGTCGTAGTGGCCGCCCGTGCGCATGCCCGTGACAAGTCCCGAGGTGGAGACCGAGGCCTCCTTGCGGTTCGTCTTTCGCCGGACGGTGAAGTCCGAGACGGTCCACTGGTCGCCGCGCCGGTCGGGGCGGTCGGTCCAGAGGACGTCCGGAAAGCACTTGGCGAGGATGTCGTTTTTCTCGAAGGCGGTCTTGATCTGCGAGGCGAAAGCTTCGGCCGCGCCGGCCTTGTAGGACATGATGCAGACCGTCTTCTCGGGGTTGGCGAGGATATACTGCGCCACCCCGGCGTAGGTTATGATGGTGGATTTGAAGTGGCCGCGGCTCCAGAGGTCGAGGTGCTCGTCGGGGTCGGCTTCGACCTCGCGGCACCGGGCGAGCACCCACGGATGCCACGCCGGGGCGACGTCCAACACCTGCGTGAGGAGAAAGAAGCGGTCGTTCAGGATGAACTCCCGCACGAGCGCGGGGGAGTTGTCGCGCCAGACGCCCGCGTAGATCTGCGCGAGGCCGTCCAGCGGGGCGGCGTGAAGGGTGTCATACTGTTCCTTCGTCATGGCGTTCCCTCCTTTCCTTCGCCTTCCTGTAGAGTTCCTTTCGCCTTTTTGCGCAGGCGTACGCCTCCGCCGCCTGAGCCTTCTTGCATGCCTCGTCCCCGCAGCACTTCTGATTGGGGAATCTCGTCTCGAACGTCCGTCCGCAAAAAATGCAGACGACGGAGCGGGTAGGCATGACGAAAACAAAGTCTCTCTTTCCCATGGTCAATTCTCCTTGACTTGTGAAGATAATCAGATTTTCCGTTTATCTTTGCGTTCGGCGTTTCCGGCGAGGAACGCGACAAACTCTTCGTTCGTGCGGCAATATCGTTCCAAAATTTCGTCTTTGTACCACATTTCGCACAAATATCCCTTGCCGATCCCGGCCCAACGCGCCCAAACGAAGGGGGTTTCCGTGTTGGCTTCTGCGGCGAATTCGAACGCCAAACGGGCGCGATCTTCCGATTGGAGTCGGTAGTCCCCCTTGACCTCGATGTAGGCGCCCCGGTAGAGGAAGTCGGGGGTGTATCGCCGCTTCTTCTTGCGGGTGAGGATGATGTGGCAGGGCTCGTAAAGCCCCTCCCCCGCGAGGAGGAGGCGGTTGAAGCGGGTCTCGTTGAGGTTCGGCCCCTTGGGCTTCTTGGTCGCGCGCGCCCGGACTTTCCGCCGGATGCGCGCATTGAGTTGCTTGACGGTCAGCATTGTGCCGTTCCTTCGTTTTTGCGCAACGCGGTCTGCTTCCGCACCCTTCCCGCGTCTTCATCGCCGTGCGCGTCTTGGACTTTCTTCCGTTTCTTCACGGCGTCATAGACGATGCTTCCGGTGGCGCTCCTTCCTTTGAGCGTAAAGCCGTTGACGGTCACGCCGTTGTCCATCAAGGCTTCTCTCGTATAGGCGGCCTGCGTCCTCATCTTGGCCACTTCGTTCTTGAAAACCTCGTAGACGCGTCGTTCGTACATGTCCGCAAGGTCTGTGGCGAATTCGCATATCGCGGGGACGCGGGACTCTCCTTCCGCATCCAACTGGCGTATGCGTTCCACGAGCCGGGCGTCCAGTTTTTCAAACCCGGCCTGCAGTTCATTCTTGTCCTTCTCGGGCAGGTCTGCCACCTTCAAGAGCGTGAGGGGCAGTCTCCGCATCGCTTTCCCGGCGCGGCGTGCATCGGCGAGGAGGGCGCGTACGCGCCCGTCCATGTCACGCAGGAACGGCTTTACCTTGTCGATGTCCACTTCCACCTCTTTCCCGAAAAACCTCTTCGTGTCGTTCTTTACGGCCGTCACAATGGCGACCGCCAAGAATGCCGCGGCGCATCCGTATGTGCGTTTCGCGTCCTGCGTCCCGGCTTCTCGTTCCATGCCACTGTATGTCTCGTACACCTCGACCATGCCGCGTATCTTCTGTATGCTGTCCAGTAGTTCTCCGCTGTCTCTTTCCCACTTCGAAGAGAACCGCAAGATTTCCCCGAACCATGTGTCCTTGAAGACCGCCGGGATTCCCCACTCGTCTGTCTCCACCTTGCCGTTATCGTTGTCGCTCATTGCCTGTCTCCTTCCGTGCTAAAGCCCGAGCAGTCTGCGGGCGAGTTCCTTGCGCTCTTCGACCGTGAGCGACGCCACGAGCGCGTCTACCGGGGTCGCGTCCAGTATTTTCTGCACGCGTATTTTTATGGTCAGCATTGCCTTTTTTCTCCTTGTTTTCGGTTGTGGTTGTTTCCGTTTCGGAAACCCGCGCGAGAAGGGGTCTAAAATCGAGAGGAGCATGGGGAGGATAAATCCTACGTCCGAACCCCGCGGAGCAATTCTAGACCCCTTCTCGCATCGATTAGAAGGGCAAATCGGATTCAGCCGCATCCGCCCCCAGAATTCCGGAGTCCGGGATGGCCGGTTCGGGGGCTTTGGCCGTATCGCCGAGGACGGTCGCCCTAAGCCCCGTCACGTCCGGCCAGAACCGCCCGTCGTACTCGCGGCCCTCGAGCGCGAAGACCACCTTGACACGCTGCCCCTCGCGGATGCCCTCGAGCCGATCGGCCGCCGCCTTCTTGAACGTGAAGGGCACGTACTTGGGGTACTTCGTGTCCTCCCCGAGGTCGTTCGTCAGCACGAGTTCGCGCTTGTAGAACCCAGAGGGGAACGTTTTCACGGGCAGGATCTTGTGGACGATGCCCGTCATTTCGTAGTATTTGCTGTTTTCTTGCATTTTTCTTCTTTCCTTTTTTCCTTCGATGTTTGCCTTTCGGCTTCCGTCACCGTGACGAAATTCCTTTATGCTCCCGGTAGACGCGGGCGCGATCCTCAAAAAGTCCGACGAGCCACCTGTACTCGGTCAGCGTGTTGTCCGGCGGACACGACCACCGCACCGCGCGGGCCGTGGACGCGAGCCTGTCCATCTGGCGGCAGCATTCGGCCATGGCGTCCGGATTGCGGGGGTCGAGTTTGATCGCACGGGCGACGGCCCAATAATGCCACAGCGCCTTTTCGGCGAGGGCGGCCAGCGTCAGGCGAAGTCCGTCGCCCCCGTTCTCCTCGTCGCCTCCGTCGCAGTCTCGCCAGAAATTGCGGAGGGAGAACGTTTCGTTCCACGCGTCCGCGATTTGCCGGCGCACATACTGGGCTTCGTCAGACTTCCCGGCGTAAAATGCGTCATGCCGCCGCTTGAGTTCTTCCTGTGCCGGTGCGGGCATGACGGCGGACATTGCAGCAGATATGTTCATACGTCTTTCCTTTCGTAGTAGTTGCATTGCTCGACAGGGATTGGGTGCTTGCGCAGTTCGGGCGGGATGGTATAACCCCTCTGGCATTGCCCGCCGACGAATTCGGCGCAGGCATGGCACGGCGCCCAGTCCTTTGCCGCGAAGACGCGGGGGGCGGGCTTCGCCGCCTGCCGGGCTTGGGCTTGGGCTTCGGCGAGTTCCTTCTCGCCGGCCTTGTTGTGCCAGGCGGCGAGCATCGGCCGCCAGTTGGCGTGGTTGATGGCAAGTCCCGAGGTCGTGCGCCATCCGACGGCCTGCATTTTGTTGTACCACCAGCGGGCGTAGGTCTCCGGGATGTTCATTGCCGTCGTGGCGATTGCGACAACCTCCTTGAGGGACGGGGCTGTCGGATCTCGGACCTCCCCCTCGACGGCCTTGTCGACAGGCAAATCCTCGCGCGTGTGTGCGTGCGCGTTAGCACACACACTATTGGATGGTTGGTTGGTAGGAGGGAGGGATGGAGGGAGGGATGGATGGATGGATGGTGCGGGACACGCGTTTGTCCCCGGGACACCCGTGTTGTCCCCGGGACATTGCGGGACACCTGCTTGTCCCCGGGACACCACGGTGTCCCGTGTTGTCCCTGGGACATTGCGGTGTCCCGTATTGTCCCCGGGACATTGTGGGACATTCGTTTGTCCCCGGGACATTGTGTTGTCCCGTGTTGTCCCCGGGACATCGCGGGACAAGCGGAGATTCCGCTTGCGCTCGCGCTCCTTCTCGCGCTGGACTTCCATGCGCTCGTCCATCAATTCGCTGTCGCGCCGGATGATTTTCAGTGCCTGTTGCTGTCCAAAGTCGAGTTCGACCTCCTGTCCGCCAAGGGCGCGGCAGATGTCGCCGAGCCACTTGGAGTCCGTACAGTCCTGCAGGAGGCACCACAGAGATTCAGGCTTGATCATTCTTCCACCTCCGGCTCCGTCAATTCGATTCCGTGCTGTCTAGCGACCTTCCCGAAATGCGATATGGCTTCCTCCGCCATGCCTATTTTAAGTTCCATCTTGGCGAGGCACTCCTTCGGCACGACCCGGCCGTTCAGTTCGACCCACGAGACGAAGCGGCGCTTGTCCAGGACGGCCTGCTCGTAGTGCGCTTGCAGTTGTTCCGCGTACGCGTGCAGTCGCGCCGCGCCCATCTTTGCCTTCTTCGGCTTGCTCATCCCACAATCTCCTTTGTTGTCGTTTCAGTCATTCTGACAATTCGGAACTCCATTTGGCACTTACAACCAAATGCCTTGCTTCTTGCCTTTTCAGCGGGGATGCGTTCCTTGGCTTCCCCAAATTTGCTATACTTTGCGATTTCAGCGTATCTATCTGACAAGAAAAACCACTCTCTGTTGCCCGTCAGATATCGGCACTCGACAGCATAGTATGTCTCGGTTTCCGTTTTCACTTCGCTCATTCCGACACCTCCGTTTCTTCGTTTTCGGCTTCCGGCTCTTTCCACTCGCCCGTCTCCCAGCCGTCCATGTCGTAGGTGCGGCGAGCCCACACCTTGTGGTCGCGCGGGGTGAGGGCGGGTCGGCCCTCGCGCCGCGCGATGACGGCCGCGGCGATGCGGTCGGCGATGTCCAGCGTCTTCATTTCGTCACCTCCTTAAAACCCTGTCAACATACTCTTGCGCCTCGACGATTGCCTTGTAGCAGTTGCCGCTGAGTTCGCTATCGGCGTACGCCTTCTTGACTAGTTCGTCGCCAGTCCCGTGGAAACATCCGACTGCCCACTTTTTGTTCGAACGCGTGTAGGTGAACCACCGCCCAGAAGACCATGTGTTTTTGTATACGGTATAGTCAGCGTTCGTGACAATATGGGCGTCGCCGCAGACATCGGCTTTGCCGCAGACCGTCGCATTGCCGGAGACCCACGCGACGCCGTACACTCGCGCGTTGTCGCCGACCCACGCGTCGCCGTACACTCGCGCGTTGTCGCCGACCCACGCGTCGCCGTAGACCTCCGCGTTGCCGAAGACCTCAGCGTTGCCGGAGACCAGCGCGTTGCCGTAGACCTCAGCGTTGTCGGAGACCTTCGCGTTGTCATAGACCCACGCGTTGCCGTAGACCTTCGCGTCGCCGTAGACCTCAGCGTTGTCGGAGACCCACGCGTTGCCGTAGACCTTCGCGTCGCCGTAGACCTCAGCGTTGTCGGAGACCCACGCGTTGCCCGTCTGCGACAGGTTGCGCTCGCGCTCTACCCAGCCGCCGAGGGTGCCCTTGCGAAAGTCGCCGAAGTCACGCAGGGCACGGATGCGGTGTAGGATATGCCCGTAGACTTCCTTCGTTTCGCCGGTCAATTCGTACTTCTTCATTTCGTCACCTCCTCCTTCTCCGCCACGAGCCGCGCAATCAGGCGCACGAGCACCGCGATGGCGTCGAAGACTTCGTCGATCGCATTGTCGATGTCGCCCTTGGCGTAAGCCGCCCACACCCCCGCCATTTCGCAGGTAAGCAAATCGTCGGGCTCGACGAGCAACAGCTCTTTCTTGCGGGCGAGTTGCTCCCGGCAGAGCG